GATTTAAAAGAATATATAAAAACTTTAAAATAATGGAAAAGAAAGTTTTTGAAATTTTCGGAAAAGTATTAATCTCAAATAAGCCAAAAGTATTTTTCACAATTGAAAGGTTCTATTATATTAGTTAGAGGTAATCACGATGAAATTCCTCTTGGTACATATGAATTTGCAAATAGTCTCGGTGCTAGATCTTTTGAAGTATATGATCAACTTATGTTTAATGTTGATGGTGTTGGAATGTTTGCATCACATTATCCAGCAACAGTATTTCCAGGTCTGTATCAAGTGTTTGGACATCTTCATACATTAAAGGATGATACATCTTTCTTTATTAAAGGAAAGACAAGTGACGTACTTAAACCAACACAATATGACGTTGGTGTAGACCAAAATGATTTTCGACCAATTTCATTTTGGGAACTTTGCAATATTTTTAAACAAAGATAAAATGAAAAAACTCGAATCTCTTTATCCAACAAAGGCTCCTTCTACCAAAGATATGAACATCTTTGAGAAGGAGCTTTTTAAGAAGTCAGTACAAACTACTTCTGGTAATGGTAGTGTTAAGTATTCTATCAGCGGTAATGTCTTCTTAGATGACTATGCTGCAATTTCAAATTATCGTGAACCTAGAGAGTTAGACGATATTTTCTGTACTATGCAGAAACTTTGTAACGAGAATGTTCTTATTGCTCTTCGACTTACAGCATTTATAAGAATGATTACTCGTGCTCCATTCTTCAAAGATCAAACTCTTGGTGTTCATCGTGGTCAGGGTCTAAAGCATGAATACATTGGAAGAATGTATTTCTTTGCTAAGAATTATCCAAAGATTTTCAAGCGTAACCTTGATGTATTTATCGCGATAGGTTCTTGGAATGATTTGTTTGAAATTCTCAGAACAGATCTTTACTACAATGGTAAGAAGAGAAAGTCAAATTTCTTATTCAAAACTATTATTGATTATATCATTGCAAAAACATATGATAAGAATCAAGTAGAGTTGATTAAGAAGTATCTTCCACAAATTAAGCCTGCATCTAAGTGCTCAACTATTCGAAATCAGGCAAATAGTATTATCGCTAAGATAATTGCAACACGTCTATTCCCTAGTGAGGATAAGAAGACAAGTTATGCAAGTTATCGTAGGTTTAAGAGTTCTGGTACAGCTCATATTTGGGAGCAAAAGATTTCTCAAGGTAAGTTCAATGAACTTGATTTTTCTCTCATTGCTGGTCGTGCACTTTCAAAACTCATAAACTCTAAGTTCCTAAAGAATCATGATCTTGAGGATGCTTATTATGAGTGGATTGCTAAGCAGCCTGTAGCTAAGTTCACAGGATATCCATTTGAATTGTTTGCACCTTTTAATGAAGTGTACTTACAATACAATTATCTGCAAAACAGTAAGAATTTTAAACCTTATCAAATTGAAACATTAAATAAGCAATTTGAAGGTCTTATTGAAACTGCAAAGAAGGATATGAATCGTGAAACTTCATTCATATGTTGTATTGATACTTCTGGTTCAATGACAGTACAAGCTAATGGTTTGAAAGTTTCTTCACTTACTGTTGCTCGTTCAATGGCTCTTTATTTTAGTAAACTCCTTATAGGTAAGTTTGCTAATACCTTCCTAGAGTTTGATAGACAGTGTAATTTCAATGTTTGGCAAGGACAAACTGCATATGAAAATTGGGTACAAACTCCAATCTCTGGATGGTGTAGAGATACTAATTTCATGAGTGTTGCAAACAAGTTTGTTGAACTCAAGCAGAAAGGATATGATGAATCTGAGTTTCCAACAGGAATAATTTGTATTTCAGATGGTGAATTTAATAGATATTCACATGATAAATCTGTATTTGAATCATTCTTGAATGCTCTTCGTCCTTGGTTCTCAAAAGAATTTGTTGATAATTTCAAACTTGTTCTTTGGGATTGTCCTAATGGTTGTTACGGTGAAGGAGTTAGACCTAAGTTCGAAAGTCTTGCTGATCGTCCAAACTTTTATTATATGTCTGGACTTGATCCTGCTGGAATTGCTTTCCTAACAGGTACTAAGTATTCACCTTCTATTCCTAAGACAGCTGAAGAACTCTTTGAAGCTGCTCTTGATCAAGAACTAATCAAAGCAATTAAGTAAATTATGATAACAGCAGAAGAAGCAAAGAAAGCTTCAAATGAAGCTTTAGAAAAAAGAGAAAAACAAGAATTTGATGACATTCTTAACAAGTTCAAAGTAGAAGAAACAGTAAATAGTGCTATAAATTCAGGTCTTTATAGAGCTTATTTACAGGGTGTTAGCAATAAAGAGTTGGAAATTCTACGTAAATATCTCATGAACAAAGGTTTTCTTGTTGATAGGTCGCTTTCAACAAACGATGTTTACATAGATTGGAGCACTAGCAAAAAATAAAAAAATTTTAAAAATTTTTTGAAATTTGAAAATTCTATAATATATTTGTACACATTCGCTTCAAAAAAAGTAAATGTGTACAAAATATTGGGTTCATAGTTCAATGGTTAGAACAATTGATTAAAATTTATCATATTAGGGTGGTTGGCCGAGTGGACGATGGCAATAAACTGTTAATCTATCTAGTGAAAGCTACACCGTGGGTTCGAATCCCTCACTGCCCGCTAATATGGCATAGAAAGAAATTCGTTATTGTGAAAAACATGGAAATACTGAGTTTGCTTTGTATAAAACTGGAAAAGATAGCACTAGATGGAGATGTCTAAAGTGCTAGACTGAAGCAACTTAGAAAAGAAGAGATAAAGTGAAATATATGGCAGTTGTTTATAAAGGAGGTAAATGTCAATGTTGTGGATACAATAAATATATAGGAGCTTTAGAATTTCACCATGTAGATCCAGAACAAAAAGATTTTGGAGTATCATCATAGGGATATACCCATTCTTGGGATAAAGCTAAGAAAGATTTCGATGATAAATTTTAACCTATTAATATCAGTTCGATTCTGTTTGGGCCCGCTACTATAAAAATAATATCATGAATACACTCGTTCATCATTTTGCAGGAATGAAATTAAGAGCACAACAATTTGTAAAATATTTTTACGATAATGTTGTTAATGCTAAAATAAATTCAGATAATTTGACAGATTTTAATAATAATGTTACTTTAGTTTACGGATCAACAAATAATTATCCGTTTTCTCAAACATTACTTAAATATATAACTGAAAATAATATAAATTCTATAAATATATATGAGAATATTAATCAAGCTTTAAATATTGAGAAAATATCATATTTTAAAAAAGTTCTTGACGAAAAGTATGATTTATTAAACGATTATATATTATTTATAGATGCTGGAGATACAGTATTAAATATAGATATTTCTTTTAATGAAATTCTTGAAAGATTTAAAAGTTATAATTGTAATGTTTTATTTAATAAAGATATTACTGATTATCCTTTTAGTTTTAAAAAATATTTTAATCCGAAATCTCCAAGTTATATCAAAGAATATTTTGAAACTCCAAATGTTGAACAATTAAGTGATATAAAAAATGGACATTTTATAAATTCTGGTGTTTATTTTGGTAAAAAAGAAGACATTAAAGAATTAATAGATGTTTGTTTTAAAATTATAATAACTGATAACAATCCAAGATATTATTCTGATCAATTCATTTTTAAAAAGGCTGCAAAGTTTATTAATGAAAAATATAATAAACATTTTGTAGAAGTTGATTATGAGAATAAATTATTTTCTTGTGTAAATTTTAATAAATGAAAAAATTACTAATTTTACTAATAATGATGCTTAGTATTGGTATATTCGGTAATGTAAATCATCAAGCAACTTATTCTGGAAAACACGTTGAAATATATAAAAAATCTAATAACAAGTTAATTTTTGAAACCGATTCAGCTAAAAAAGCTTATACCAATAAAGACACAATCATTGTAAAAATGATTAACGGAAAGATTAAAAAATATTATCCTGAAAGTGAATATATATTTAAGTATTCAATTTCAAGTGTAAGATATTACGAATGACATAGATACAACATATAAAAGGAATACATACAGCAAATGTTTTTGGTTAATAAATAATACTGATTATATTGTTTTAAGTGGTTCAAATCCATTACTTTTTTGTATTCCGAATTTGCATCGTTGGTGTTAGTGATTAGCATATTGGACTTCCACTCCAAAGGCGAGAGTTTGAATCTCTTACGATGCTCTCGAATCCCCATTAGTCCCTGAATTTTTAATTCAAACTAGTGGGTATTGTTATCTTAAGGAGGTATAGCGTAGGTGGTTGTTGCGCGTGGGTCTGAAAAACCCAAGGCTTGTGGTTCAACTCCCAATGCCTCCACTAATTTTTAAAATTATATTATTATGAGTTTCGATAAAGCAATAGAATCTGGTAAAGAACATCGTAAGCAATTTAAAGGAGCAAAGTCTGTTTCTTATAGTTGTAGAAATCATGGTGAATGTCCGTGGTGTAGAAGTAACAGATTGTATGGTAATAGAAAAAGAGAAATAAGATCTTTAATGGAAATTAGAGATTTTCTGTCATAGTAAAGAATAAAGAAAGCGTACAGCAAATTTTTATATTTTACCATTAAATTTATAATCCGAAATGTTGTGCAATTCATATAAAAGACTGATTGAATTGTGTTTTATACTCGTATAGAAGTTAAGCTATACTAAGGTGTGAGTCACTGATTTAGAAGAATAAAAGTTAAATTAAACTTATATTTCGCTTTCTGTAAACAGGTCCTTAGTTTAACGGTAAAACATTAGTCTCCAAAACTAAAGTTATTGGTTCGATTCCATTAGGGTCTGCTAAAAAATGTTAAACTATTTTGTTTTCATAATAAAGATATGTATATTTGAAGTGTTAATTAGGAACACATACAACAAAATTAATTCATTACTCTGCGTTTTAGAGTTCATTGTGTTCCGTTATTTTAATTATTGATTATGGCTTATAAAAAAGATACAAGACAAAGAGTAAAAGTACTCAATTGTGACATTCCTTATCTTAAAGGAATGGTTGGTCGAGTAGAAAAAGTAAATGGGGATATTTACAATGTAATGGTAGGACCGATTGTTATAGCATTACATAAAAGTAAAATTCAAATATTAAATTGAGGTATAGTATAACGGTTAGTACAGTAAACTGATAATTTACAAACCTAAGTTCAACTCTTAGTACTTCAACTAATATCGCGGATGCAGTGTGATGGTCGCATTTAAGGCTCATAACCTTAAGGAGTAGTTCGATTCTAACATTCGCAACTTATCTTCATGTTTTTTAAAGGAAACTTCAGCAAACAATTCTCCCACAGAATGTCGTTAGTTCGAATCTAACTCCCTCTGATAGAGGGATAGCTCAATTGGTTCAGAGCGTCTGTTTTATAAAAAATGTTTCCTGTTTAAAGAAAACTAACAGCAATATTTAAATCCGTATCCTGGTGGTAACATGGGTTCGATTCCCTTCTCTACTGTAACAGGTAGTGTCGTCTAGTGGTAGGACGCCTTTTTTGAATAGTTTTCTGTAATATCGCGGTATAGTCTAATGGTAAGATGCGAGGCTCATAACCTTGAGACAGTAAATGCTTGTGTGGGTTCGATTCCCACTACCGCAAGGACACATAATCAAAACCTCCACGTGGTGTGTCTGGGTAATGCTAATTTGATTATAATTTGTTTAATTTAATTTATTTAGAATTGAATCATGGCTTATATTTATTGTATTACAAATTTAATTAATGGAAAATAGTATGTAGGTAAAACTACATATTCTATTACAAAAAGATTTAAAGAACATTGCAGAGATTGTTCAAAAGAATGTGAAGAAAAAAGACCTTTATATGCTGCTATGAATAAATACGGTATAGAAAATTTTGTTGCAAAAGAACTTATAGAATGTGAAATAGATGAACTTAGTTCTTATGAAATTATGTTTATAGAAAAACTTCAAACATATGGAAAAAATGGATATAATGCAACAAAAGGAGGTGATGGTTCTATATTATTTGATTATAATGAAATAGTTAATTTATATAAACAAGGAAAATCTATGACAGAAGTAGCTAGTATAATACATTGTTGTATTGATACTGTTTCTAAAGTAGTTCATTTATATAATTTACCTATAAATAAAATTATATCAGGTAGTTGTAAACAACCAAAAATTGTAATACAATTAAATAAAGAAACAAAAGAAGAAATACAAATTTTTAATTCAGTTGCAGACGCTTCTCATTGGTTAGTTGATAATGGATATGCTAAAACATATAACGGAGGTGTTAGACAAAAAATTTGTAATTGTTGTAATGGAAAATCAAAATCAGCTTATAATTTTAAATGGAAATATAAGGAATAATTCCCACTACCGCAATATGGGGCATTAGTGTAGAGGTCAGCACGTCAGATTTTCATTCTGGAGACTCGAGTTCGAATCTCGGATGCCCTACAAAGGTTCTTGCTTTTTCATCCTATAACGAAAAAGCCGTAGCAATTCGTCAATGCCGTAGGAATCCGTTAACTCCAATAAACTAGTTTGTGTAACTACACTCTTTGAGTGCAGTTCTTTTTGAGTGCTTGTCCGAGCGGTTAGGTAACGCTCTGTAAAAGCGAATACATTGGTTCAAATCCAATAGCACTCTCAACCTCAGCTGACAAGAGCTAGATCTTGTTGACTTTTAAATTCCGGGGCAACATGAAACGGAATAGGTTGGCTTACCTTAAAAAAGTACACGCATCAAAGATGTAAGAGATCCTACTCAGTGAGGTTTTAGAGTAGGATTTACTTGCCGGAATGGGACAGCGGTCGACTCCACTTGATTTGTAATCATGCTCTGAAAAGACACGTCGGTTCGAATCCGACTTCCGGCTCAAACAATTAATTTTAATAGTATGGTAGATAATAACAAAATCATTCATTTGTTTATTACAAACAAATGTACACATAATTGTAAAAATTATTGTAATAAACAGTATGACATTGACAAAATTTCTGTAATTACTGTAGATGAATTAAAATATGCAGATACAGTTTTACTAACAGGTGGTGAACCATTTATGTTAGTTGATTATCTTGAGGATTTTGCTAAGATGTTAAAGCATGGTTTCACAAATATTAAACAACTTTATGTTTATACTTATGGAGATTCTCTTTATAAATATTTACAGAAGGGTAAAACACTTGATGTATTTGATGGAGTAAATATAGCTCCTAAAAATAAATATGATGCAGAATGTACTAATAGCATTCTTAAATATAGAAAAGATGATATACTTTCTTTAGCATCAAGTCGTTTATATATCTTCCCAGAAATGAACGATTATATTCCTACTTACGATTTATATGGATATAGTAATTTTGAAGTTATTCATAGAAAATGGCAAGAGGAATTTGTACCAGATTCTGGAATATTTAGAAGACTTCCTATTTTATTTGAATAAGTGTTCATATTTGTATAATTAAAGGTTACATATAGCAAACTTATTATCAGCAACAAACTTGTAATTTGTCACGCTTTACCTTGTAACCTGTATTTGTGACCTTAGCTCAGATGGTAGAGCTACGGATTTTTAATCCATCGGGCATGGGTTCAAGTCCCATAGGTCACACATTAAAACTATTAAAATATGAGTGAAAAGAATTGGACGTGTAAATATGCACATCATGGAAGACGTAATGGTGAAGGATTCCCACGTCATGCACTAAAGGATTTTGATGGTACTCATATTAGTATGGGTATGTTACGTTCTTATAAATCCAAATATTCTTGGGATTATCGAAATTATCCAGCAATTACAAATAAGTATATTGTAGGTTTATTAGATAAATATGTTGGTAAATCTTATGATGATTTTAAACTTGCTTTTGATCAAAGGACTAAAAATCTTTATAAGAAATATCCTATAGAATGGGGTAAGATTTCTGATTACTTACTTGATAAGCCACAAGAATATTATCGTCGTATTACATTTTATCTTGACAAAAACAATATAATTAGAAGATGCAAGAAATTAAAATATAGAACTTGGAAACTTCCAACTCTTAGTAAAACTCAAAAACATTTTAATGAAAGAGTTAAACTTCCAGAATGGGGACAAGTAAGAACTGATTCTCGATTTGACGTTGATCATGATTCTTTTTCTACTATGCCTGATAAGTTTAAAGAACCTTTATTACTTGGAACATTTTATGTTATTGTAAATGATAAGATTTGTAAACTTCCTGTTTATACTTGTAATAAAGAAATATTTAAAACATATTCAACTTATCGTGATGAAAAATGGGATAGTAAAAAGAGACGTTATATTAAAACTCCATTTTGGAAATCAGATGCTTGGAATTGTAAACTTATAAATCCTGCTAAAAGAAAGAAAATAGCAGAACAATGGATTCCTGTTGATGTTTACACATTACCAAAATTAAAACATGATTTTTGGTGTGAAGCTAAACATAAAGACAGATATAATCTGGAAGAACGTATTGAAAATCTTAATAATAAAATCAATATAACATTAAATTTTGATATTAGATTGGAATTAATTGGTGATAGAAATAAATTAATTCACCAACTTAATGAACTTCCAGAAACTGCTTGTTACAATCTTGGATATGGTCGATATTATCCATTTGTAAAAGTATCTGATTACGAAAAGTTTTGTAAAAAATAATTTTAAGTGTTTAAAGAATACTAACAGCAACTTAATTAGCACTTGTAATGCCGTGTCGGAGGTTCGATTCCTCCTCTTACTTTTAATTGAGAAAGATAGTTTAGTGGCAAAACACGTAATTATAGTATTCTGTTTTTAAAATTAATAAAAATGAAAAAAGTAATTTTTTGGATTATTGTGAAAAATTGTATTATAGTTGTACTTGTTGCAATTATTATTGGTTTAATGGTATATTATAATCATATGCGTGAGGAATATCAAAAGAAAGAAAATACATTAATAATGATGTATAATTCTAAATGTAATCACGCTCAAATTGATTACAAACTATTAAGAAGTTATTAATATGAAAAGTAATTTTGACGGATTATTAGCAATGATTATAATTGCTACAGCTTGTGTTTTAGTTACAATGAGTATTTTTTATAATAATATTGAGCAACGTATCGAAACACTTCAACAACAAAATGATTCTCTTAAACAAGAAATTGTTTTATTAAATAATTATTTATATGATTAAATATGTTAAACCTGAAATACAATTAATAATATCAGATTCTGAAGATTTGATGATTAGTTCACAAGAACATTTACCAGATATTCAATCTGATGTTCACGAATGTTGTCCTGCTTGTGATCCAAATGGTTATTGGCATTGCGATCATTCTAGAGCATGGGGTAACAAAGGATCACAATATGGAAAATGTGATAGATGTAATTAACATGGTGTCGTTAACTTAATTGGCTAAAGGCGGTGACTGTGAATCACTGAGATATCGGTTCGAATCCGTTGCGATACTACATCATATGTATTGTAAAGAATACTAACAGCAAAATTATTTAAAAACTGTTTTCTCCGTTGTGCGAAAGGCGCGTATAGGTTCGAATCCTATCATTAGGTAATTACTCCTAATGTGGTGGAATTGGTAGACACGATGGATTGTTTTAATAGTATTCTGTTTTTGGAGGGTTGACAGAGTGATTTATTGCACCAGACTACTAATCTGGCAGTCGTCATTTTACAGGTTTACTTTGGCCATTTTTAGTAGTTATATTCCTACTTTGGCTTTGGGGTAAGTTTTGTACAAAAATTTCTAAAAAGATTTTGAAACAATGATTATATTTTTTATATTTATCTATCTTTTAGGTTCAACAATTTTTGCTGGATATTTCTTCAGTAAATTTGAGCCAAATGATTTCATGGCTCAATCTTCTGCAATATTTTTAGGATTATTATGGATTTTTATAATTCCTTTAATAATAATGTGGTGTACATTATATTATCCTACAAAATATTTCGGTAATTTGTTTGATAAACTTAACAATAAATAAATTTTAGGAGTTGCTGCTCGGATGGTGGACGGGCACCGGACTGTAAATCCGGCACATAGAAACACCGTAGGTTCGAATCCTACCAACCCCACTAAAAATTTAACACTATGAGTTATTATCATTATTTTAAATTAAAGGATGAAAGTAAATATCAGAAAGAAGATGCTTTAAGAGAACTTAAGTTTAAATATACATCTTCAGATAAAGATAAAATTCTATTAAAAGTAAGTATGATTAAAGCTTATTATGAAAATAAGATTGAAAATAATTATACTGATATTTTTTGTAGAGTTAAACTCTTAGCATCTGATATAGAAAAAAATTGTCTTCTTTCTTTAGTAAAAGAGATTAAAGAAAAAGGAGAAATAGAGAGAAATAGACCTCACGATGAATATGAAATGGAACAAATAGTAAATTCTTATGATGAAGATATAAATAGAATTATTGAAAATCTTCTTATATTATCTACTATTAGATTTGTTCCAGATAATGAATATTCAGACACTCCTAAAACGGAAATGGATTATTTGAGATATGAATATATTACTCAAATTAATTACGAATTAGAAACGTTAGAAGATACAGTTCTCGATTACACTTTTTCTAAATTTGTATTAGAAGAATGTAATAGAGAAACAGAATCTGAAAGGAGTTCATCAGAAGACTTAGAATAAGTCTTCTGTAAATTAGGATCATAGTTCAGTTGGTCAAGAACATCTGGCTTACATCCAGAAGATCATCGGTTCGAATCCGATTGATCCTACAATTATGCACCTATGGCGCAAATGGATGAGACGCACCACACTTAGAATGTGGAAACCGAAAGGTTTGTAAGAGTTCGACTCTCTTTAGGTGCACTATGAATATAATATATTGGAATCCTAAAGAACATAAAAGATATAAATTTTATACTTTATGTTTAAAGTTTCCATTTGGAAAGAAGTGGAAACAATATTGGTTTTGTAAAAGATGTAATTTTATAAATAAACCTCTTTTAGACGCAATGAGAAATCTCCCATTAACAAAACCCAATTTTAAAGAAATTGAATTTGAAGATTTTACTTGGGAAATAATTAGATAATTATGAAGAAACTTATTTTATTATTGATGCTCTTATTATCTATAGGAGTATATGCACAGGTAACAACTCATGTTACACTTACATATTACCAACCTGTAGTGGAACAGTGTAATTCTGATCCATTAACAACTGCAGACGGTAGTAAAATAAATTTACATCATCTTAAACAAGGGAAAATTAAATGGTGTGCAATCAGCAGAGATTTATTATATCTTTTCCCGAAAGATGAACCAAAACGTATTTACATTGAGGGATTTGGAGTTTATGAAGTTCGTGATGTAATGAATAAAAGATTTCATCATCGAGTAGATATTCTCATTCATCCCAAAAATAGTGTAAGAGTTAAATTAGATAGAGTTAAAATTAAAATTTTGAGTAGTCACAGAAATGTGAATCGTAACCACAAGAAACATTAGCACGTTTGCCCAAGACATTAATTATCTGCACAATCGTAGTTGATGGCTAACAGACTTGGAGACCATCGTATTGGTACAGAGTTATCCCACTCTCGGAGTATAAGGGAACCCAAGTTTACCACTACTTTATTAATATATGAAGCTAACATAGTATATTAAATAAAGGTGAAAGACTATAAAGGCGCACTATTGTCACAATAGATGAAAATCTGGCGGTAAACTTATTAATTTTTATTTATAATTATATATAAAAGGTTGTACGATACCTTAAATCGTACATTTGGGCTTTGTGGTGTAACTGGCTAACACACCTCCCTTGCAAGGAGGAGTTTAGGGTTCAAATCCCTCATCGTCCACTTTTGTTTTTTTCATTTGCATATATTTTTCCCAATGACCTTTTAATAAGGTTGTTGGGGTTTTTGTTAAGTAACTAATAATTTTTACAAAATGACTAAAAAAGATATATTAAGAGGAGCAGGAATACTCAGAAAGGAGCAACCTTGCTTAAGGAAAGGACAAGCAGTTTTTAATTATGTAGATATGCATCCAGAACTTTTCAAAAATGCTGCACGTATATCTCAGTTTAATTATGGAATTGATTGTTTCTATAATGATGATATAATTGATCAATTTATTGATCAAGTTCTTGAAATATTAAACAATGATTTTATAGACTAATGTTATGACCTTTGGACAAGCAATAGAAGAACTTATTCAAAACGAGAAATTTCGACATTTGTTTTCTCCTAAATTATATTATAATTATCTTATTGGTGATTGAAATATATTAAATAATTTTCAATAAAAGACGCATGATGACCAAGTGGCTATGGTGACAGGTAACGTTCCCAACGATGGTTCGAATCCATCCTTGCGTCTTAATTTGGGGGTATTTGGATTTGATTGCTAAGAGAAGCAAAGAAATCACGCAAAGGCAGTTGGAAAGACAACAAATAAAATTTAAACGGAAATAACACAGTTACATTCCGTATCGCTGCTTAATTGAATTAGATTAAGTACGATACCCGGGAAACACAGGATACTTACCGAGGAACAGAAATAGTATTCATCGCTGGCATCGGCAGTAATTAAACGAGCAAAAGTTTTATTAGTTTTCACAAAACTAATTGGTGGAGCTAACATTCAGTTAGCCTAAAGAAGAAAACTTTTAAAAATTGAAAAGCGTGTACAAATTTCGATGATATTTTAGTAAGACGAGGGTTTAATAGTTGGACCAGCTATAAAGTGATTTATAGTTAAAAACATCGGATGAATTCAGGGAACGCTAAAAAATAAAGCTCAAGATAAGCTTTATTTCATGCTAATCCTGAGCTAAACATAGAGTACACTCTATGAAAGTGCAACGACTATTGGAGAACTACAGTGTTCTTAATTACCAACTTGAGCGTCCGACATCTCATTAAGAGATGATGATATAGTCTAATCTTCTATGAAAGTAGAAGTATAGGAAGAAATCTGTTTTAAAAATTTTTTAGTTTCTAAATCAGACATTTGTTGTTTCATTAAATTAATAGGAGTTGATACAAATTGAACATTACCTTTTATGTAACCTTTAGATGAATCAATTCTATCTAAAGATGCTCGATAAATTATATTTAAATCATTTATATTATTATCTTCTGGTAATGTTAATTTAAGATTAGTATAAGGACATATTCCATTTTGTTGTTCCCATATTAATTTTAAATATTCTAAATCTATATTTATTTCTTTAGATCTACGTTTTATACATCTCATTGTATATCTAAAAGGACTAAATTCATCTCTTCTATTTCCAGAATGTTGTGAAATATCATATTTATCATTTGATAATGATAAATTTTTATTAGATTTTCCAGAACAAATTCTAGAACAATAATTTTTTCTTCCTAATTTAACATTTCTATTATATTCGGAAAGTGGTTTTTGAAATTCTTTACCACAACAATCACAAATTAATGTGATTAATTTTCGATTTTTACAATAATCTTTTAAAATTTCCATAATTTTTTATTTTATTTAATATATGTATATATAAGAAATTTATGTGGATACTTATAATTTTTATTGTTAATAAATGTTAATTTTGCGACTCCCTCTACCTCCACAAGAAAACGATAATTATCTATAATGTTTAATTTTTAATTACGGACGTAAGGAGCGTCCTTCTTAAATTACATATAATTACCATCAAATTATCGTTTTCTTTTTAATTTAAAAATTATGTTAGATATTTTATCATTTATCGCAATGGCATTATCATTGCTTGGAAACATTCTTTTAGTAAAGAAAATCATTTGGGTATTCCCAATTTGGATTATAGCGAATGTAACATGGATTGTTGTGAATTTTATGAGTACTCCTAATATTTCACAAATAATTATGTTTGTAGTTTATACCATACTTGCTATGATAAGTTGGTATCAATGGAAAAAATAAAAATAATGCTCCCATAGTCAATTAGATACTTATAAATCTAAAAATAAAAACGGAGATAAATCTTATTATCGTTATCACAAATGGGAGGTGGGCAGGGTTGAATAATGCACCGGTCTTCTAAACCGGAGTCTTTTAGACATGATGGGTTTGAATCCCATACCTCCTACATTTTTATTGATGTAGGTTCGATTCCTACTGGGAGTACTATTTTAGGTAGTGATTTAACATTTATTAACAAATTTGTTGATTTACATCAATTTAAATTTTTTTGAAAATAAAAATCAAATTATTATATTTGATTAGAAATTTTAGATAAACAGTTTATTAATTAAAAATTTAAAAAAATGAAAAAGTTGTTATTTGCATTTGTTATGTGCATGAGTATTGTACTTGTAAGTTGCGGTTCTGGCGCAGTAACATCAGTAAGTGATAATGATTCTATCGACACAGTATCTTATGATACTATTGATACCATTGTTCTTGATACAGTGGGTGTTGATACAACCATTTGTATTGATTAATTTATTAAAAGAAAGGATTTATTATGAAGAAATTGTGTAATCTAGTGAAAGCAGGAATTAAATTTTATGGAAGAAATCTCAAAAACTTTACGAAGTTAATCGTTATTCCTGAAGGAGCTTGCTATGCACAGTAATTCCTGTACAATGGTAGTTTAATACTACCAACAATGTCCCATGGTGTAATGGTAGCACATCAGATTTTGGTTCTGACGGTCAAGGTTCGAATCCTTGTGGGACAACAATTAACTTTTAAAAAGAAAGGAGTTTAATTATGAAAAAAATCAAAGCTTTATTTATTAGTGCTATTACTATCGCTGCTTGCATGTATTCATTTTACATCGTAGCATAGTAATGCTTTTTTAATCGAATTTTATTAACTTTAAATATAAACCGGGCATAAGCTCGGTTATTTTTTTATATATGATTAGTATTATTTTATTGGAAACGAAACAAGAGGTCCAGAATTAATAAAGGCTCTTGAAGAAAAAGGTGGAATTAATTTTTATAATCATTCTGGTGAACGTGATAATTTAATTTATTACTGTGATCCTATAAATAATCACATTATGTCAAGTGATAATGATGGTCGTCTTGCTAAATTTATTATAGCTAATTATGAAGAAGTAAAACTTCCTCTTTTTGTGCGAGGTGATAAAGTTCTTGTAAGAACTTTTAAATCTGATGTTTGGAGAGAAGCTATTTATAGTTTTACAGAAGTACGCAATGAAAGGAAATTTTATTTTGTAGTAGGTGGATGTTACTTTTATTATTGTATTTTATTTGATATTAACAAATTAGGAAAAATAACCGATGAATAAATTAATATTAAATAATGTTTCATATATAGTTGAAGTAGCTAGTGATACAGATGAAGGTTGTGCTAGATGTGCTCTTCGTAATTTAAATGGAGGATGTTGTTCACCTTGTGAAGTTTTTGATCATCATGGGAAAGGATTAACTGAAGGTAATTGTTATTTCATAGAAGAGACTGAAGAAACAGAAAAAGCAAAAGAAGCAATAGTTAATAAGAAAGCAGAAGTTGCTAAGAAATTATATGATGTTCTCGATCCTTTAGAAAGTTGTTTTGATGAGTGTCCTTTAAATGAAATTTGTGGATCTCCAAATACAATTTGTGATACATTAAAAGACACAGCTAAATATTAAATATATAAACTATGTTCAGAAAATATTCTCATATTCAAAATTCTTATCAAACTTCATATATTGAAAGAGTAAGAGAGTGGACAAATAAAGACACAAAATTTGTCGCACAAGAAAAAGTTGATGGAACTAATTTTCAATTCTTTATAAATCGTAATAAAGAATCTAAAGAATTTGAAATTAATTGTGGTAAGCGTTCATCAGAAATTGCTCCTAATGAAAGTTTCTTTAATTATAAAGAACTTCTTGCTCAAATGACTCCTAAACTTGAAGATCTTTATGACATAATGAGTTATTATCATTATGATATAAGTAAAGGTATCATTGTTTATGGAGAATATTTTGGTAAAGGTATTCAGTCAAGAATATTTTATACAGAAAATCAAGATTTTTATGGATTTGATATTTATCTTCCATCTATAGGAGAAATTATAAATCCTATTGAAGTTATGGATTTATTTGATAGTGCTAAAATATTTCATGCTGAAAATCTTCATATTGGAACTCTTGATGAAATGCTTGCACTTGATGTAACATTTTTATCAACAATTCCAGAGCGTTTAGGTTATAAAAATCCTGAAAACAATTATGCTGAAGGATATGTTATTAAACCTGTAGATGCTCCTTATTTTGCTCCAAATGGAGATAGAATTATTATTAAACATAAGAATTCTAAATTCATTGAAATTGGACAACATAAGAAAGAAAAGAAAGTAATTGAGCCAGGTAATCCTCTTAAGTATAGAGAACTTCTTGATGCTGTAAATAATTATTTTACAGTAGCTCGTCTTGAGAATTGTAAATCACATCTTGGTGATATAGAACTTCCAAATGATTTTGGTAAGTTACTTAAGGAACTTTGTTGTGATGTACTTAATGAGTTCTTAGAAGATGAAAATTATAAAGCAATTTATAATTCATTAGAAAAGAACGATCAAAAGATGCTTAAGACTGAAATTAATAAGAAGTCAGTGGCTCTTATTAAAGAAACTTACATGAATGGATAAGCAAAAAGTAATTGATCTTGGAAATAAACTTTGTAACCCTAATGGTGCTAATCTTCAGTACAGTGAGGTTACAGAGTTTATTTATGAATATCTCCAAGATAAAATGCCAGAAAAAGCTGGAGAAATGATGAAAGCATTCATGAGTTTCCCAGACAATATTAAATTCGAAGCACTTAAAACTGCTATCGAATATTATACTAAAAAATTCGGAATTTTTACATTAAGAAAAGTTGATCCTTTTATAGGAGGACAACAAATTACAATTATTAAATATTATTAATGCAAGCTTGGTATAAAGACGGAGAAACTTATTCACAAACTTCTCCAAGTGCGGAAATCTACAAGGGAGAGTTGCCTGTAGGTATTTACAAAATTGAACACACAATGATGGGATATCGTCTAGCTAAACTTAAAGAAAGATTTGAGTTTAACTATAAATTGTACGATATTGAAACTGAGTTCATCGATCATGTTCTTCAATGGTGGAGTGAAACAAATCGCAATCTTGGTGTTTTGCTTAGTGGAACAAAGGGTACAGGAAAATCAGTTACTGCAAAGATTATTTCAAATGCAGTTAAGCTTCCTGTAATTCTTATTGACGATAACGATGAAGATCTTATTAGATTTTTGACAACATTTGATTTTCCATGTGTATTCTTCTTTGACGAATATGAAAAGTTATTTAAAGATGGAAATCAAATTCTTACGTTAATGGATGGAGCTTTCTCTGATTTTAATCGTAAGTTATTTATTCTTACTACAAATAGTTTTAAGATTAATGAAAATCTAATTTCTCGTCCTTCTCGTATTCGTTATCATAAAGAGTTTTATAATCTTTCTATTAATGTAATTTCAAATTACATTGATGATAATCTTAAACGTCCAGAAAAAAAGCATGACATTCTTAAATTCTTGAATGAACTTAGTGAATGTACTATTGACATTATAAAGGCTATTGTTCAGGAAATTAATATGTTCAATTCTTCTATTGAGGAAATTCAAGAGTATATGAATCTCGATACTCGAATGTTTGCATATCATTGTTATAAATTTGACAATAGTTATCAAAGTAAAGAAGATCAAATTACAAACATTGATGATTTCATCGCTCTTTGTAAAAGAATTGGAACTTCTGGAAAAGATATTCAAGGTGTTCAAAAAGATTATTTGATGTATAATGATTTAGGTCTTACTACATCATATTCAGATTTTATTTATAAATTCTCTGATTTAGAAGTAGGAGATAATCCTTTCTCTAATAATGATAATTGGGAAATTCTTGCAATTAAAGATAATGCTTTCTTAGTTGCACCTCATTATAATCCAGAGGATATAAATGATTGGCAATTCTATTATATAAAAGATCCTAATGAAGATAAAGGTCTTTATAGTGGTAAATTAGATTTAATTCTCTAATGAATCTTAAATTTTATACAGATGGTGCTTATTCTTCTGCTCGTAATGCAGGAGGTATAGGCATTGTTTGTTTACAAGACGACGAAGTAATACTAAAATATTCAAAAAAATATACGAATACTACTAATAATAGAATGGAAATGAAAGCAGTAATTCTTTCATTAAAATCTATTCAACAAAAAGTAGATAGTATTACAATAGTTAGTGATTCTCAATATGTAATTGGTTGTGCCACAAAAGGTTGGAAAAGAAAAAAGAATGTAGACTTATGGGAAGAATATGATAAAGCTTTTAAATATGCTTCTCAGTTCTGTTCTGACATTAAATTTGAATGGGTACATGGTCATAACGGAGATAAATATAATGAAATAGTTGATAAATTAGCAGTAAGAGCAAGTCAATCGTTATGAAAAAATTTGATGAAATTAAACTAAAACTTCAACAGAAAATTGATAATATTATAGATTGTTTCGATTTCAATAAAGTTCATGAAATAATGGAACACCTTAATTGGACATGGGCTACTACATCAGGTAGAGTTCCTGATGTTCTTGATCTTAAACAATGTGCTCGTAAGCTTCTTAATGATGTAGTAGATAATTACATCAATAATAGAATATATGGGGATGAAAAAATTCATGAATTTGATGTTTCAACAGGCGGATTTAAAGCAGAACTTTATTATGAAATACTTGAACTTTCTTTTATATTAGAAAGTTGGGATGAAGAAAATATTTTGGATAAACCAAAAAACGATTAAACAATGAAGTACAAAAACAAATTGAAGAAGCTTGAAGCAAGAATTAAGTTTTACGAAGCAATTAAAAACAAAACTGGTTATACAAAACCAGGAAGTCAAAAGAAATGAATAGTAAAAATTTTCTTTTAATTGTAGTGTGGATTTTATGTACACTACTTATATTAGATGGAGCACTCTCACTAATCAATTGTTCCAGCACTATTGCTAATATTGTTGGAGTTATTCTAACTGCTCTTTATGCAGTACTAACTCTCAAGTCAGAATTTTTTACATCAAATCCATTTAAAGTAACAACAAAAAAGTAAATTAAAAATGAAGAAGTTTGTAAAGTTTTTCGTAGTAGCTATTGTAGCAGTTCTTACCCTTTCATCTTGTTATGAGCGTGTTGATGCTGGTTATGAGGGAGTTCTTGTAAACCTTTATGGTGATAAGAAAGGTGTAGATGATGCAAATCTCTGCACAGGTGCAGTTTGGTATAACCCATTTACTCAGCGAGTATTTGAGTATCCTGTTTATGTTCAAACAGTAGATTATCCTGCTTTTGAAGTAAACTCAAAGGATGGAACCAAATTTACTATTGATCCAAGTATTCTTATTAAGATTGAGGATACTAAGTCACCTTATATTTATAAGAAGTATAGAACTGAACTATCGGATATTATTAATAAGACTCTTTATGTATATGTAAGAGATGCAGCAAGAAATGAATTTAATAAGTATAATGCTGATCAGATTATATCCAATAGATCTGCTGTCGATAAAAGTTTTGAAACTAATGTTCGTAAGGCTTTAAAGAAGGAGCATTTCATTCTTGAGCAGCTAACTCCTGGCATAAAGTATCCACAATCTTACGAAGATGCTATTAATGCAAAGAATAAGGCAGTTCAGGATAGTATGCGAGTTCGTAATGAGGTAGCTGTTGCAAAGGCTGATGCTGAGAGAAAGATTGTAGTAGCTCAAGCTGAAGCTAAGGCTAATGCTCTCAAGACACAGGCTCTTACTAATGCTATTCTAAAGGCTCGCTGGATTGAGAAATGGGATGGTCATCTTCCAACTGTTACTAGTGGTAACAATATGATTCTCAACTTAAAGGATTTTGAGTAATGATTTTCATTTTAATAGGAATTGTGTTCACCATAATATTTTATATGGTGTACACAAAATTTCTTGAATATCGTGATGAAAGATATAATTGGGTTAGACCACCTCTTCCATTATGGGCATTTCTTTCTGTAGCCATAATCGAATTAATTCCTATTCTTAATTTAGTTGTTGCGGGATTAATTCTTTTTGGTTTATTTGGAATGATTAATATTGAAAAGAATGTTAGATTAAAATCTCATTCAAAATCTAAAATTCTTGACTTTTTTAATTACGATTTAAATGCTAACAGCCGAAAAAATAACTGAATATTGCGGAGATATTAAGTTTTTACAACGTCTTGAACAGACTATAGCTGGATTATCTAAAGTAGTAAATCCTGTTAAAAATCTTGTAAGAAAAGATATTTGTAATGCTGATCTCTATATGCTTGAAGCAATTGCAATCTTAGGAAAAGTGTCTCGTCTTTCTAAATCAGAGCGAGATACTATTCTTAATGTAATAGAATTTACAATAGATTATTATGAAAAATGGAAATCTGGAACCAATACTGAAGAAACTCAACCAACTATGCAATGATTTGGACAGCTGGTATGATATAAATAAAGGAGGTTGCTGTTATGTCGCATATTTAATTGCTACAAATTTATGGAATCTTAAAATCAAATACAAATTAGTAGTATGTGATAGATGGAAAACTTGCAAGGCCCTTAAAATGCGTAGAGACATAAACAGTTTAAGACTTTCAAATTATTCATTTAATCACTATTTCATAGAAGTTGATGGATTTCCTATAAATATGGGATATTTTAGCAAAGATGTATGTTATCAATCTAAAGCATCTTATATAAATCCTTTTTGTATAAATAAAATATACACATACTTTAAAGAAAGAAATGAATGGAATGTAGTATATAAACCTCATTATAATCCTATTATAAGAGACACAATTAACAAATTTTTTGAAGAAAATGAAGAATGTATTAGACAAATCGTTAATGCCTGTAGATGTGCATAACGACGCTGAAATGGTAGCTATTGGTATTCGTGTTCCACTTGCTAAACCTATTGATGAATCTGTTTGGACTAAGACAGATGCAGAAAAGAAAGAATTAGCTAAGAAGCGTGCGGTACTTAAACATTATTTTGATGGTACAAAAGGTATAAGCACTACAAGAAAGTGGAGTATTCCATTTAGAAGTAAGCTTATCATTACCATCCAAAATCATCCTAAGTTTAGGAAGATTAAAAAGAATAAGAAGGGCGAAATTGTAACCAATTATAAGACTACCTTTTCTCATGTTTGTGGACAGTCAGAAATTAAGGATGTCCTAAAGATGTTCGATGTTTATGATAAGCAAACAAAGTCTAAAGTAAATCTTGTCAAAAAGTATTATTGGAATGGCAAAGAGTATGCCCCAGATGTGCTACCAGCATGGGGATGGTAGAATTCTGTATAGAGCTAATAGTTTTATATACGAATTAACAACTAATCTCTTTTTTAAAAATGAAGGGAGGATGGAACTTGAAGCGTGTCGATATATATCGTCTCAAGTTCCGCTAAAATTTAAAAAAACATATGTAGTTGAAAAACTTTCTAAACAATTAACAAGAACGAAAGAAATAGAACTCGTATGTGCTCCAATGGATTATATTACAAAAAATAACTTTGTACTAACAGAATTAAAGAACAAAAAGACTAAAAATGTATCATGAGTGTATAAATATATCTAAGTTGTGTTGTATTGGAGGTTTATGTGAATCTTTTATCTTTGCTGATATGTTTCAAAAAAGATACAAGAGTCCAACTGATACAATGACAGCAAAAAATTTTAAATCATTATTGGATTTATTTAATGGAAATCTATTTGATGCAGTTTTAAACGATAAAATTATTGAAACTAAATTTAATCAATTTAGAAGTGGTTATTCAAATGATGAAGAGTTTTTAAAGACGCATGATGATTTTAGTATAAGAAGTTATTGTAATACTAATAATGGTTGGAGTTGGTATTCTGGACACATAGACTTTACGTTACAAAATCGAAAGGAAGAATTTAAAAGAAGAATAGATAATTTTAACAATTTTACTGAATTAGTAAAAAAAGAAGGAAATTATTATCTATATTCAATTTCTCCTTTTGATTTTAAATTAACAAAAGATGATCTTGAATACACAATTAATAATCTACCTAACTATGTAGTTGATAATCTAATTATTTTAGGAACAAATAGATATCCTATGTTAGATATTTTTAAACAATTTAAGAATATATCAATCAATTTATCATTAGGTAGTAAATCTAACAAATGGTTAAAAATTAATTAAAGTAAGTAAAAATGGATGTAACAAAAATTAAAATTAATCCACGTGTGATTAAGGCAGCAGTAACAAACTTTGTTGATTTCAAGGGTGATACACATAAGATTACAGCAGTAGCTTATGATTCTCTTACAGGTAACGAATTTTGGTATGATGATGTAACAAGAAAGGCTGTAGCTTTTGGTATTTCTATTCAGAATCCTCAGGATGAGTATGTAGAAGCTATTGGTATTAATCGTGCAGCTAAAGGTATTGAGAAGAAAATTTCAGAAGGTCAGTTTGTTCCAGAAATCACATCTAATTACGTTGCTGGTATAGATGATGATGTACTTGAGTTCTATCTCACAAGAGAGCTTGATTATGTAACCAATAACATCAACATCTTTATAAAGGGTTACAACCAGGAGAAGGCTAAGTATGAGAAGAAGCGTGCTAAGAAAGATGCTGAAATCATTGATAAGGTATAAATACCTTATTATAACTTTAATATTAATACTTGTTGGCATATTATGTGCTAACAAGTATTTGACACATGAACCTGAAACAGTATATCCACAAATTCAAAAACTGGATTCTATTGCTGATACAATTCGTAAAAATAATGATAGTATTATTACTACCATTAAAAATAACGAAAAAGTTTTGTTAGAAATAAGAACTAAATATGAAAAAGATAGTATTACTATTGTCAATCAGTCTGTTGATTCCGATTACGAGTATTTCACAAACTATCTTAAAGGATTCTTTGATAACAATAACTCCGACTCAACTAAAACAAATTAATCTTATTTTTAATGAACATTCTTCATTAAAGAAAGAAAAGGAAGTTTATTTAGAGCAAATTAACTCTTACGAAAGAGTAATTGACAATTATCAGCAGTTAGATTCTGTAAATATTGTTAAGTCAAAATTGTATAAGCAAGAATTACAAAATAAGGAAAACACAATCTCCGAACTTAATAAAGCAATAAAGACGTCAAAAACTAAACATCATATTAAGAATTGGATTATTGGGGTTCTTGGTGCAGTTGTTGGACTTTTAGCAATATGAAGGATGACTTAAATAAACTTTTAAAAGATAGTTCTGGGTTTAAATACAAGCATCCTAAAAGAGATTGTAAAGATTGTTTACATTATCCGTGTTTTATAAATATGGATAAGTTAAAATGTAATTTTGCAAAGTATGGATGCTCAGACTACAAAGACTCCTAAAATAATGACTTTAGCAAAATTAGTTGACTTCTGTGAAGATATAAGTAATTATATAAATTATGTATTCCAACTTTTGGACAAAGATGATATTAATAGATTTAATACTAAATATCTGATTTGTACAAGATATCCAAATTGGGATCATAAAACATTACATATTGGAGACGAAGGATACTTAAGTTGCGAAGAAGTTTTAAGTGGAATAACAGAATGGTATGATGGAAAGAAATTTATCCATCATAATTATGATCATTTTCATTTTATTAAATTTGTTCCTTTAAAGGAAGAAGTTAAAAATGAAATTGTACTCTAGATCATTTTATATTTATTTTATAGTTATGAAAAATAATGAGTATAATCGGAGATGCACTAACACAAGCAATCGACGCAAAGAGTAATGATGTAAATTCATACGTTTGGAAAGGTCCAAAGAAGGATATTAACGGACGTAAAGTACAAGACGAAATTAAGTTAATGGACATGAGTGTAGAGCAGTTACAAGCTGCTTTTGACCATTGTGCTTCTATGCTTTATAGTAATGATAAGGAAAATCCAGGAAGATATGTCCTTCTCAAAATTATTAAGGAGCAGAGAATGAAATGCAACGCAGAACTCTTTATGCGTTATCAGGAGAATACCTATCATACATCTGATAGAGCAAAGTATCCTAGATTTCATTATCAAGAGGATTTACGTAAGTTCCTTCGTGATAATGAAGTACAGCTTAAAGAAATGTATGGAGTAGAAAACTTAAAAGAACTTCCTATGGGAATACTTAACAATATCCCATCAGAGTTTTCTAATATTCCTATTAATACAGTAATTGATGCTTGCCTTGATTCACTTGGTACTTTCAATAAAAAGCATATTACTTTAAACTTTATTACTAAGCTTCCTCTTTGGTTTACACAGCAAGAAATGAAAGATCTTACTGAGAGAACTGCTGATGGAAAAATACGTAATAGACTTGAGGTAATTAAAGAAAGACTCGGAATCCGTAACAACATTCGTCTTATTATAGATGATGAAAATGCAAAACTTAATTACACTGAATTTCGTGCAGCAGTTCAGTTAAAGAATAAGAATTATTCTCAACTTACAACTGATCAGCTCGTACTTCTTCAAAATAAACTTTTATTTTATCTTGAGGATGAAGTAGACGTTCATATTAAACAATGGGAATCTCGAATCAAACAGATTAATGAAGTTTGTAAACTTAAAGGATACAGACTTCAGGTAAATGGCTGATTTATTTGGTCCCATTTCAAGGGATGAACGTCAAGCACAATGTATTGAGAATTGGGTAAAGCATAAAGGAAAAGCTACTGTTGTTGGTGCAACAGGTTTTGGTTTCCAAAATAAAATTTTTGTTTGAAATTTTGAAACTTGTTAAATTAGTTATATTATTAATTTAACAGTTAAAATTATGGATATAGAAAAATTGGCATTTGAATTTCAAACAACTAGTATTTCTCTTACTAAATTAGCAGAAAGAGAACATACAGCAAGACAAACTCTTGCAAAAAAATTTAAAGAATTAGGTATTGAGATAATTAATAAACAAAATAAAACTAAATTTAATGAACATATCTTTGATTCTATAGATACAGAGAAAAAAGCATACTGGTTAGGTTTTATTTTTGCTGATGGAAGTATTAGAGAACAAATTGAAGGTAAAAAAGTTCCTTATACTTTTGAATTAAGTTTAAAAGGAGATGATATAGAACATCTTAAAAAATTTAATTCATTTATGGAATATCAAGGAGATAATGTTAAATTAGGAAAAAGTAAATGCAAAAATAAAGAGTTTTCTAGATGTAGATGGACTATTACAAATAAACATTTATGGACTATTCTTAACAATTTAGGTTGCACATCTAATAAATCTTTAACATTACAATTTCCTAATGAATCAATATTTAGTTCAAAAGATTTAATTCCACACTTTATTAAAGGTTATTTTGATGGTGATGGATGTTTTACACGTCATGTATATACACATATTGTTAGTCCTGTTATTTCTATATTAGGAACTCCAGAATTTTTAGATAAAATTGACGAATATTCTAATATAGAATCTATAAGACGACATGACAAAAGACATTCTGAAAAAACTTATATTTTAGAATTTAATAAAGAAAATGGAATTAAATTTATTAATTATATTTATTCTAATTGTAATATATATTTAGATAGGAAATATAAATTATATAATTTTTTTAAAAACGGAAGCCGTTCTGTAGAGGAATTTACAGAATTACAATCGGGCAATATCGGGGAAAAGCTGAAGCTTGAGTCGAGAGACTATATGTATGAAAATCCCGAGATAAACTTAGAAACTAAAGAATCTGAGTCATCGTACAGCGTAGGAGGTGAAACTGTATAACAGACTATAATCCTTCCAAGAGTGTCCGATACCCCAACTGAAATAAGTGGGTAAAAAGGTACGCGGGGCTTACTTGTAATAAGTAAGAAATACGAATAAAAAATCGTATGATAACAATCCGAAAACTCGAGTTGGAACAAACTTGATAGGTAAAATACTAAAGCGTAAACCCCAATATAGAATTTTAGTAGTTGTTCCTACCACTACTCTTAAAGAACAATGGGAAGAAATCCTTGATTCATTAGGATACGGATTCAACTGTTCTGTAGAAGTAATTAACACTATTGTATTAAAAGATACAAAATATATTTGTGATTTTTTAATTTTGGATGAAATTCATAGATTTGCGTCTGATTTATTTCAACAAGTGTTCAATAGAGTTAATTATTCTCTGATTTTAGGACTTACTGCAACTATTGAAAGACTTGACGGAAAAGAAATTATCATTAAACAATATTGTCCTGTATGTGATGAAATCACATTAGAGGAATGTATGATTAATGGTTGGATTTCCGATTATAAGGAATATCAAGTACTAATAGAAGTAGATAACATACAAGAATATAAAGATTTAAATAGACAATTTAATGAACATTTTGGATTCTTTAACTATGATTTTGGATTAGTTATGAATATGGTTGGTCCAAAAGGATATTTGGCTCGTATTGCATATCGAGATCAATTATGTCCAAATGGTACAAAAGAAGAAAAATCCGCAGTTCTTAAATCTATTATCTATCATTCGACTGCTTTCATGAGAGCATTACAAGGTAGAAAATCTTTTATTAATAATCATCCTAAGAAAATTGAAATTGCTAGAAAAATAATTGATGCACGTCCAGATGCTAAAATTATTACTTTTTCTAATAATATAAAGATGGCTGAGGCTATTGGAATTGGAAAAGTATATAGTGGTAAAGACACTAAAAAGAAAGGTCGTGCAACATTAGAAGAATTACAATCTGGTGACATTCGTGTTATAAACACAATTGCTAAAGCAAATGAAGGTCTTAATATTCCAGATTTATCTATAGCAGTAATGCTTGGAATTGATTCTTCTAAAATAAAAGCAGTTCAAAGAGTAGGTAGAGTATGTAGAGCGCAAGAAAATAAACAGGCTGAAATCTTTAATCTTGTTATTAATGATACAGCGGAACTAGAATGGTTCAAAAGAGCTCACGCTAAATCTCAATATACAACAATTGACGAACAAGGTTTAGAAGCGGTTCTTAATTATGAAGAACCTAAACCGTATAAAAAGAAAATACCAAAATTAACTTTTAGATTTTAAAAAATGACAGTAGAAAGAATGCTTGAACTCGTATTGTTAAATCATTTCGATTCACATCTTAAAATGTTATCATCTGATGAAGTGTATGAAATTGCACAACAATACGATTTACAAAAAATGGCAGAAAGAAGTAAAGAACTTTCTAATGATTTTTTAAAGGATTATATAATTGATAACCCTTCGAAAGAAGTTGAACCGATTGTAGTGAAAGATTAGTTGTTTGAAACTAGTTTTAACTATATAGTGCAAAAACTTAATTTTAATATAGACGATGAATTAGTTCTCATTGAAAAATATGAGATAACTCCAACTGAAATGTTTGTAGCAAGATTAATTCTCTTAGCGCAAGAGAGTGACGAAGAACAACAATATCTTGCTAAATTTTTGAGTATCCCAGAAAATGTAAGGGGAGATTTTAGAGACATTTTATTATCACTACAAAATAAAGGGATTATATTAAAAAGTTATAACATTCCAAAGAAAGGAGAAACACTTGATATTTACGAAATAGAGTTTAATAAGAATTTCTTAAAGAACTTTTATCGAGCATCTGGTGAAATGGGTGAAGAATTATTTGAACATTATCCACAATTTGCAAATATAAATGGTAACATGGTTGGAATAAGAAATGTTTCAAAGAAGTTTGTAGACCTTGAAGATGCTTGGCGAAAATATGGTAAAATTATTAAGTGGAATCCTGATATTCATAACGAAATTATCAGTTTACTTGATTGGGCAGTAGAAAATGGTATTGACATAAATAAATCGTTAGCGAATTTTATTTGTGATCATAGTTGGTTAGATTTAAAGACTCTTCGTGATGGAGGGGCTGGATTTAACACGAATACTGTTAAAATGTTATGATTAGTAATTCCTTACTAACACAAATTACAAACGGTCGTGATGGTTCGAATTGGGGATATACTATGGGATTACCAAAACTTGAAAATATTGTAGATGGTGTATGTAAACAAACATATACACTATTATTTGCAGGTTCAGGTTGTGGTAAATCAAATCTCATGATGTATGCTTATATTTATAGACCATTAATGGAACATTTAGACGATGATGATTTCTTTGTTTATTTATTCTCATTAGAGATGAAAGCAGAAATCATTCTTGCTAAACTTCTTTGTATTTACATATTTGAAAAATATCATATTGAACTTTCTTTTAAAGAATTACTTTCTAAAAAGAGAAATTATAGACTTCCAGACGAATATTACAAAATAGTTTTGGAATGTGCTGATTGGCTAAAGAAAGTAGAATCCAAAATTAGGATTTATGATAAAGGAGCAAATGCTGATACAATTTATGCTAAATTAAAAGAAGATTTAGAGCAAAAAGGAAAAGTTGAAGAACAAGGTAATCGTAAAGTATATTACCCAAATAATCCAAATTTAACATATTTGGTTGTTGTTGATCATATGGGATTACTTCGTACTAAAGACGGAAGAAGTAAGAAACAAGAAATTGATTTATTATCAAATTATTTTGTTTATTTACGTAATAGTTATGGCATTAGTCCATTAGCTATAATGCAATCTAATAGAGATCAATCTTCATCTGCAAGAAGACAATTAGGTATGTATTTACCTCAAATGTCTGATGTTAAAGAAACTAATGTTCCGTATGAGGATTCCGATATCACCATTGCGATTTATAATCCTAATGTTGATAAATTAAAAACTCATAATAAATACGACATAGTACAATTTGGCGATGCGTTTAGAAGCATTGTATGTATTAAGAATAGATACGGTGAATCTAATGTAGAAGATAGTTGTGCGTTCTATGGTAAATCTAATATCTGGGTGGAATTACCTAAACCAGATGAGATTTATGATGTAGAAAGATATAAAACTCCAGATTGGCTTTGGAAAAAGCAAGAGATGCCAGATAAAGAAAAGAAAGAACAATTTAAATTTACAATGTAATGGCAGAATTAATCGCAGTCGTAGGAGAAAGTGGTCTTTTAAGAAATTTTAACATTTAATTTTACCATTATTAAAATAAAATTCGTATATTTGTATTATTAATTATTAACTATTAACTATTAAAATAATACAAACATGAAACGAGTTTATAAAATTTTAACTAAATTACACAAAACTGCTGGAATTTATATTATTTCCTGCACAAAAACAGATAAAGTATATATTGGAGAAAGTTTAAATGTTAGTGGGAGAATTTTAAAACATTTTACTAATCTTAGAAAGAATATGCATCATAATCCTATACTTCAAGCTATATTTAATAAGTATGGAGAAGAAACAATGATAGTAGATGTTTTAGAATGGATTAATTCTGATGATATACATCAACTAGATTTTCTTTTAAGAAAGAAAGAAGTTGAATATCAAAAAAAGTTTGAACATTGTATCAATTTTGATAAAAATGGATACGCATGGAAATTAAATGCAACAGAAGAACAAAAAGAAGCAAATCGTAAACAATTAGACTCTATTAGAGAAGCAGCGATGAATGCTTGCAAAACTCCTTTAGTTATATATAATATTAAAACTAAAGAAAAAATAGAAGTAGATAGTTTACAAGAAGCGGAAAATTATATTGAGCAAAAACATATTTATCGAAATATAAAAGATAAAGTGTATTTACCATATAATAATTATGTAGCATTTCTTCCAGAAGAGTATAATCCTACACTAATTTTAAACACATCTTGTATGTCTAATGCTAGTATATCTGAAGTATATAAGTTATATAATTTAAAAACTGGGGAAGCTTTAAGTTTTCCAAGTAAATCTCAATTTGCCATATATTTAACAGGTAAAAGGAATGATAAATTATATGATAGATATACTACATTTATAGATGATAATTTTTTAACTGCAATGCAAATTACTTCTATAGAAGATTTTTGGAATGCTCCTTTTGTATATAATAGAAATTCTAGAAGTATAAAAACTTGTATTCTAAAAGATTATTATCAGGCATTACTGAATTACAAGACTGATATTGAATTATCTAATATTTTAGGTTGTGAAAGAAGATTAATTCCAGTTTTATTTAAAAATAAATCCTTAGCAGACAGGATTAATGAAATTACAGAAACCGCAGGCCACTTTAACAAATCTGTTTAAAATTGGGAAGCTTTAATTCTAATTATTGTGAAATAATTATAAGGTAATCAATTACGAACTATATGAATAGCATAAAAGTAATATAGACGTTTAACGACTAGTAGATAAATAGCTAAATTGATTCTACCACGAAATACAGACATTTTATAAATTGTATGTGAATATAAGATATAAAGTGAAGAGATAGTCTAAACTGCATATTAAAGAATATAAATTGCAGAGTTTAGGATAAAGAGCCTAGAGTTAATTACAAAAATGAGCGGTAAAACTACAAGTATAAGAAACCTTAATCCAGAAGAGACCTTCATAATCTCAACCACTGGAAAACGTCCTGGTACAAAGGGCGCAAAGAAGAAATATCCAACTTTTGGAGTTGATCCAGAAACAAAGGAACTTCACGGAAATTTCTTCACAGCATCTAACGTTGATAATATCGGTAAGATGCTAAAAGTAATTAATACTAAACTTCCTAATATCAAAACAGTCATTATTGACGATTATCAGTATGTAATGGGTTTTGAAGCAATGGATCGTGCAGGAGACAAAGGCTTTGACAAATTTACTCAAATGGCTCAACATGCTTATCAGGTAATCAAAGATGCCATGAATCTCCGCGATGATTTATATGTTGTTATTCTTACTCATAGTGAAAATACTGGTGACAAAATGAATCCATATTATAAGATTAAGACTCAAGGTAAATAATATTTTGCCAGTATAACCCCTAATTCGGCGAAATCTGAAGCACAAGTCGTGAGATTAACTGTATGACAATGCCGAGCCAAGCAAAAATAGAATTCTAGACTATTTTGGGCGCGTGTATCGACTAGTAGCGGATCGGCTACGTAAAAATTGAAGTAATTAATCAATTTTGAAATGGGGATGTAAATTTTATATATTTTAATTTGAGGTAAATTTAAACAAAAATTAACTAGAAAACTTTTAATCATAAAATAAATGATGTAAAAGGGTTTAAATTTATTAAATATAAAGAATTTGTGAATACATAGTCAGTTCCCGTAGAAATACGGTAGGCATAAATTTGATAGTAATTATATCAAATAAAAAATTTATGTAATTTTAACGAAAATGATTGATAATGTCATCACTCTTGAGGGTCTGTTTACTTATGTGTTCTTCACAGAAGTAAATCGTGATGACGATGGTAATCCAAAGTATCAGTTTAAAACTAATTCTGATGGAACTTGTACTGCTAAGTCTCCAATGGGACTTTTCGATACACTTCTTATAGATAATGATCTTAATATGGTAATTTCTAAAATAAAGGAATATAATGGCGAAGACTAATCTTGTTAAAATGGAAGTTTATTTCGATCTCGATACTCAGAGCTTTATAGCTCTGGATCCTGAGACCGGAGAATTTAGAGACTTTTCAGTTTCTAAAAAGAGTGCAACACCTAAGAAAAAGGCTGTTACCTCTGATGATGCAACTCCTAAATTAATTCTAGAAACAAGTAAATATACTTTAACTCAAGCAGCAGCCAATTTACTCGGTGTTGAGCCTGATGATCGTATTGATATTAAATATCAAAAGATAGGTAATATACTTGTTCCTGTAATTGGGTCTAATACTGCTTTTGGTACTAAGGCAGGAAATAAACTTACTAAAAGTTTAACTGTTAGTTGTAGAGGTAAAGCTAATGAAGAACTTAGTGAATATGGTTCTGAGTTTACACTTAAGCCTCATCCTAACAAAGAAGGTTTATTTATCCTTGAAGGAGATAAACCGTTACCAGAACCAAAAGAAAGTAAAGTTGTAAAAATAGATGATAAATCCGAACACGAGAAGGATATTGATGACGATCTTGCTGACCTTCTCGATTCCGATAGTAAAACAGATGATTATTTAGAAATCAATAATGATATTTTTGAAATTTAATTATGAATAGTTTTAATTTCGGTGGATTTGCAGAGCAAAAAGTAAAGAATACTAATTATCTTAGAGCGTATAACATTTATGAGAATGTAAAGTTTACAGGTATTGATGAACCAAAGACAGGTACATCAAAGAATGGTAGAGCTTGGAAGTCTTGGGCTTTCCATTTCGAGTGTCCTGATGGTGAGTTTGTAAAGTCTATCTTCGTTCCAGAAGATAACAAACGTCCTGTATTTAAGAATGCACAGGGTCACGATTATGAGAGACCTTCTAACCATGAGAACAATCTTGCTTTCCTTTTCCTCGTTGGTCAGTATTTTGATCCAGAAGGACTTGAGAAGCTAAAGAAGAACATGGATAAGGTTGATGGTTATGACACTCTTATCGCTCTCTTCAAGAAAGTAATCGCTACAAATAAGAATACTACAAGTATGAAGCTTGTTGGTAGAAATGTAGAAGGTTCTGTTTATGCTGAGATGCCACAGTATTGTGGACTTAGTAAGGAACTCGATGAAGAGGGTAAAGCTAAGTGGTTCCCTGTAAGTAACAGTGTATTCGGAGATAAGGTAGGATTTACTGCTTATGAGCTTTCTAAGAAGAAGGAGCTCGAGTCTGCAAAGCCAACTGATATGTCTAAGAAGGAGAGTGCTCCTTCAGAATCATCTGAATCTAACGAAGTAGCGTTTGATGATCTTCTTGATTAATCAAAAGACTAATAAACTATAAAACTTTCCGAGAGGAAAGTTTTATTTTAATTTCTCATTAAAATAGTTTATATTAGTCAATATTAACTTATTTTAAAGATGAAATTAAATTTTGAATTTGAACAAGACATTACAAAAGAATTTCTCTTATCTAAGTATAGCGAAGAAACCTATATGACCCATTATTTGGGTATTCCAGTTAAAAAAGGATTGTTTAAGTCTCCTTTGAGGGGTGACAAAACCCCAACGTGTTCTTTCTTTAGGAACAAATCTGGAGAACTTATTTTTAAAGACTTTAGTGGAGCTTTTTATGGTAATTTTATTAACGTTGTTATGACTAAATATCAATGTAATTATCATAAAGCTCTAAAAATAATAGCAACTGATTTTGGACTTGTTAAAGGTTCAGTTAAAAAAGAAGAAATTAAAATTGTAGAAGTGCCTAAGTTTAAGGATTCTGGTCAAGCAATTATCAATGTAGAAATACAAGATTTTACTGAAACAGAACTTAAATGGTGGGCTAAATACGGTATTACCGAAAAAATTCTAGCAAAATTTAAAGTTTATTCTTGTAAAAATATCTGGTTGAATGGTAATTATTTTGCTAATTCATCTAAAAATAATATGATATTTGGCTATTATGGAGGAATTAAAGATAAGGTTGAACTTTGGAGAATTTATTTTCCAAAACGTAAAGAATATAGGTTTTTAAGTAATTGGAATGCGAATAAAATACAAGGATTTGATCAGCTTCCAAAAAATGGTAAAGCTCTCGTTATTACTAAATCTATGAAAGATGTAATGACATTGTATTCTGTTGGTATTCCAGCTATTGCTCCAAATTCAGAAAATCTATTTATAAGTGAATCAGTATTGTCTAAACTTAAAGAACGTTTCGAACATATTTATGTTTTATATGATAATGATTTACCAGGAATTACTAATATGAATAAAATTAAAAAGCAATTTCCTGATTTGAATTATATTTGGATTCCTCGTGAGACAGGAGCAAAAGATATTTCGGATCTTCGCAAACTTTTAGGTAAAGAGAAATTTATTTTGTATTTAAAAGAACAATTGTTATGGTTAAAAAATAGGTGGAATTAAACACATCTTGTAGAGCAACATTTAAAGACGGACATACAGAAGAATATAATTCTGTAGAAGAAGCAGCAGAGGCAACAGGTCTTACTGTCAATTCCATAAAGATAAGATGTAACCGTAAAGGTGCAGGTGGTAAAGATAAAACTACATTCGAATGGTTAGATGATCATACTAAAAGACACTATCAAGCAAAGAAATCTAAAAATAAAGGTAGTGGTTTTGAGTCAGAAGTCGTTCATAAATTACAAGAAATAGGCTATTCTGGTTGTATTCGTTCAGCTGGAGAGTCTAAATGGACTGATAGTAATAAAATAGATATAATGGATATGGAAGGTGAACTTCCTATAAATATTCAGTGTAAATATACAATGAATACTCCATCTTATTTTAATATATCAGAAGAATGTTCAGATAAATCTAAACCATTTTGTTTATTATGGAAAAAGGCTCCAGAACCTGGCTCTATTAGTAGAGGTGCTGTTGCTATTATCCCTCTTGATTATTTCTACGATTTAATTAGAAAATGAATACGTATTTGATTCCGATTGATGATGTGAATATGGAAGGACCTTATATTATGAGTGTTCATGCCGATTCATTATCTGACGCTAAAGACGTAATTGAAGAACAACTTCGTTATGATTACGAAGTTAAAAATACAGGTTCTTGGATGGATTTCGTTAAAGAAATGGCTGAAATAGAAGTGTATTTAGGTACTATTTATGACAAAGATGAATTTTAATAAAACATTAAGAATAGGGTTAGATATAGATGATACCCTTGCTGGATTCTCTCAAGGATACCTTGAAAGATTTGGTAAATGGCCGAAGGTTGATTGGGCTATTACAAGAAATGTAAATAATATACTCATTAAGGAAAGAGAGTTTTGGTTAAGTCTTCCTGTTTTAAGAAAACCTGATTTTGAACCTCGTCTTTATTGTAGTTGTCGTATTAACAATAAACGTTGGACTAAACGTTTCTTGCAAGACCACGGTTTTCCAAATAGTCCTCTTTATCAAATTCCTGGTTATCATCTAAGTAAAGCCGCTACTCTTAGAGGTAAAGTGGATGTGTTTATTGATGACTCTATAAGAATATTTGAAGAACTTAACAGTAAAGGTATTCCTTGTCTTCTTATAGATGCGCCACAAAACCAAAATTACAAAACTGAATATCGCATACATTCTCTACAATATTCAGAAATTGAGAACGCATATAATAGGCTTAAAAATGAAAGTAACTAGAGTAAAAACAATACGAAAAACTGTTGTTGAGGATATTACTCCTGAAGAAATAGTTGAAGAAATAGTTGATTCAGTAAATTTCTTTGACTATGATACAACAGACGACAAATGTTACGAAGAAATGTTTGAAGATGGTTTGAATTATGTTCAAGATGAAGTAGAAATATCTGATGAAGATATTCCATTACTTAAATCTTTAACTATTGAAAAACTTAAAGAAACAAAAAAATCTAGAACTGACAACGAACTTAAACTTTTCTTAAAAAATCCTTATTATATAGCTCAATTAATGGAGTATTTAAATGAAGATCTTCAACGTGATTTTGAATTTATAAATTCTGATACTCCGGAAGTAAGAGAAACTATTATAAAATATTTACAGGAAAAATGAATTTATCTGAAATAAAGATAACTCCATTGCTCGATACTCTTCGTCTGCAAAAAATATCAGATGAAGAGTATTTTTCTGAGGTGTATAAGGATTATATAAGTAATTCCAGACTTGGACTTATAGATCCGAGTAATGAAGGTTCACCTGAGAAATTCTTAGATGGTCTTAGAGCTAACAAAATTTTCAGTGATTCTTTAAGTTTGGGAACTGTAGTGCATGAGCAAACACTACAACCTGATTTATTTAATTTCCCACCATCTTTAAATCGTCCTACTGCGAAAGTAGGTTTTATTGCGGATGAACTTTGGAAAATTGCTAAAGATCCACTTAATTTTACAAAGAGTGAATTTGAAACTGCTTGTTTAGTAGTTGATTATTACAAAGGAAATCCTTCAGACGAAAAACGTAAAGAAATTTATCCTAAGATTCAAAATTATTTTGTAAATCTTAAGAATTTCTGTGACAATAACGATTCTTCAAAAATTTCAACTTTTCTTGATGATAACACTTTAGTTAAAGCTAAGAATTGTGTAGAAGCTTTGAAGAATAATAAAAAGGTTCAGAACTTACTTCACCCTAAAGGATTAATTGATGATCCGATTTCTGAATGTGAGCAAGCAATTTTGCTTGACGCTAAAGTAGAAGTTCCTGGACTTGATTCATTTATTGTAAGATTGAAATCTAAACTTGATAATTATACAATCGATAAGGAGAGTAATCTTATTACAGTAAATGATGTAAAAACCATAGGTAGAACTTTAGATAAATGTGATGAACAAATAATGAAATATCATTACTATAGAGAAATGTATATGTATTGTTATTTACTTATTTTATGTGCACAAAAGTTCTATAATATGGACAAATTTAAAGTTAGAAGTAACTTTTTATGGGTTTCTACTCTTCCTACTTGTTATACTAAAGTAACACCAATGACTCAAACGTTATTTGAAACAGGTAAGAAAGAATTTAAAGAATTATTAAGACGTGCTGCAATAGCATTGTATTTTAAAGATGCCGTAGAAGCAAGTACTTTTATTAATGGTCTATGAGTGATATAGAAACTGAGGATTGGCTGTCTTATAAAGAAATGTTGAAAATTCATTCTAAATTGTTTTCGCTTGGATTTTTAGATGCTGATTTTAAAACTAAAATGGCACTAATCTCTCTAATTTGTTATATTACACATAAGGCGAAAATGAAAAAACCCGATGTAACACATTACCAAATCGTCCAAAAATTAGCAGAAGGTAAAGGACTTCCCGACAAATATTTGAAGGCTCTGGCTGTGATTTGTGATGAATTTGGATATGGTTGCACTGAATTTCCAACTTTTGATTTGAAAGATGCAGATATTATCAAAACTGTGAAGAACATTTTTGATAATTACAAACCATTTTAACAAAAATTAATACATAAATTTTTTGGAAAACTAAGATGACTGATATATATTTGTATCAGCTTTCGGATTAAGAGAGTCCGAAGAAAAAATAAAAAATTTATGTTAAATTACTTGTATGTGTAAAATTTAATACATATATTTGTAATAGAAATTTAGATCATGTTAATAAGAATTAATGTTTAAAAAATTTAAGAAAAATGGCAACAAAAGAGTACGTAAATTTTAAGAAAGTAGACATCGTAGCAGAAAGTTTTGAAGCAGCTAAGGCACAGGCTCCATTCGGTATTCAGGGTAACGCAACACAGGCTTATAAGAATTGGTTATCTAAGCAGACAGGTGTTGTAACAGACTCAATGAAGAAAGAGTTTATGATTGATTATCTCAACAAGAAGACTAAGAACGTTGAGGGTTCTGGTTTCATTATTGTTGTTGAGGCTGCTGTAACTGACAAGCGTGAGCGTCCTTACAAGAAGATTAATATCAAGAACGAGGACGGTAAGCGTGATTGGGATACCACATTTGACATCGTTGGTGCAAGTGGTAAGGTTTATGCAACTGTAACATCTGAGGATGCTAAGAAGTTTGCTAAGGAAGTAGCTAAGAATGAGAATGGTACTGAGAAGGAAATCCGTGTTAAGAAATCTGATGCTGAGAAGGTTGTTAAGGATCTTTATGTAAACAAGGGTCTTACAGAGAACGTTGATGTTCTTTATAACAAGACTCCACGTAAGGAATCTCAGCGTATTGCAATGCGTTTCGAGTATACTCCTTCTAAGGGAACAAAGCCTGGTCAGTATATTGCTTTCGGTATCGAGGCTTAATTTTTCTATCAAATACTTTTTAAAGGCGGTGCTGAGTAATCAGTATCGCCTTATTTTTTATTACAACACGAAAGTGATTTAAAAGCAGAGATGCGACAAATCAGTACTATAACACAAAATGTTACATTTATCCCTATAAAGGGTTCAGACTTTTACAATGACTTTTTTGATGAAAAAGGAAAGGTAGAAGTTGAAAGTGTAATAGAATCTGTTTATTGTAATTCCATGCTGAAGTCAACAAGCGGTAAAGTAGACGTGATTAAGAAAAGGTTTACTAAAGGAATTACAGATGGATTAATTAGATTTAAATTTGAGGGAGAAGAGATCAAATTTTTCGGAATACAAGAATGTAAACGTAATATTAAAAGAAACAGTGCTGCTTATAAATATCAAATAAGTCAAGCATTACTTTATTTTATTCAAATGATAGAAGATTGTAAAGTATTGATTATTGATTCTGTTAATTATTTCGATTACATTTTAATTGATGAAAATATTGAGTTCCTTAATGAAATCAAATCCAATTTAAAACACACATTAATATTGGGTTCTCCAAGTCAATCTTGTAAGAAATGTAAATTTTTAGATTTATGTAAATTAAAGATTCATACTTGTGATGTTCCTGATGAAACAGAGATCAATAAAATAATGTTAAACATTTATAGAAATTGTATTTAATTATGAACAAGTTTGAAAGTTTTTTCGGAAGAATGATGAAAAAGTCAGGTATTTTATCTCTTAAAGAAGCTCAGTCTCTTATTGATGATGCTTTTAGTTATGTAAAAGGTCTTATTCCAGAGGACCAGCTTTATAGAATCCCAAATAAATTTGAGTGGGATGCTGACAAGAGTATTGAAGCTAATCTCTTTGATGTTATTACTTATAACATTTATGAGTATGTAGCAAAGAAGAACAATCTTCTTAAGAAGGGTTATAAGTTTGATTTTGTAACTACAGAGGGTGTTGGTATCCTTGATTCTCCAGAAGATTGTACTGATACTGTAGAAGTTGCCGTTAGATTTGGCGAGCATGACTTTAAATTCATGTATTCTGTTTCTAACGCTAATAATGACTAATTTATGGAATTAACACTCGAAGAAGTACTTAAGGGTAAAGCAACTCGTATAAAGGACAAAGATTATTTCCCAACCGCAGCTTATGTAGAACCATTTATTGAAAAAATGTCTAAGTATACATCTGATTTTAGAATACAAGCTAAACTTCCAGATCAGATTACTAAGACTTTTAATGGTGATATTAATTATGATGATATTACCTACAATCGCGTTTGGGTTCAGGCAGTAATGCCAGAAAGTTATAGATTTGATAATCATGACGAAGTAGTCGGTATGGTTTATGGACTTGATTGTCGTAAGCCTATTGTAAAGCTTTATCGTGGAGGACTTAATAGAGCTTGTACTAATTTATGTGTATTCGATCCATCTTTCCTTCATGTTCAAGAAATTGAAGCAGAAAAGGGATTTGATTATCGTTGTATTAAACAAATGATGGAGCAAACTTCTGACCTTAAAGCATGGTTAAATAAACTCCATAATACACCGTTTGATACAAGTTATGTTTCTATTAATGAAGCATTAGGAGAATGGATCAGAAATTCTATTTCTGCATCTTATGATAGCGGATTTGGAAAAGTTAAGATTGGTGCGACAAATGTAATTGATGCATATAAAGATCTTTTTGAGAAAAAAGACTCACCATATTATGTAGGTGAAGGAAACCCTACATCAATGTTCAATGTGTATAACGCATTTACTCAACAGATTACTGATGATAAAAGAGATATTATGAATAAAGTAGAGAAAACTCTTCTTATCAAAGATATTTTGGGTTCTATTTAAAATAATTTGTTTAAATGGGAATTAATGTTTATATTAGTTCTCATTTAAACTTATAAATAATGGAAATAAAAGTAATTAATAAATGCGGAATTTTAGAAGATTTTGATCCACAGCGTATTGCTGTAGCAATTAGAAAAAGTGCAAGTAGAGTATTTGTGGATCTCACCGACGAAGATTGTGAAAAAGTATCAGATTGGGTATATTCTCATTTAACTGAGAACATTCCAGTTAAAACTCTTCATAATTTAGTCGAATGTGCATTAGATGAATGTAATTTTAAAAGAGTAGCAGAATCTTATCGTGCTTTCCGAAATTATAAATCTGACATTAAAGAAATTTGGGAAGCAGTACAATTAAAAGAAATTGAATTAGATTCTCAGCCAGATCATTCTAATGCTAATTGTAATTCACAGTTAGTATCTACTAAAGGTATTCTTACTTATGGAGAATTTCTTAAAGAATCTTATATGAGATTCTTTTTAACTCCAGAAGAAAGAAAAGCTGTTAAGGAAGGGTTTATTTATCCTCATGATATGAAGGATAGATATAGAACATATAATTGTTGTCTATTAAATGTCGGTCGTATTATGAAAGGTGGATTTACCCTTGAAAATATGCCTTATACAGAACCTGGAAGTGTAGCTGCTGCGATAGCAGTTGCATCTGATATTATAAGTGTTACTGCTGGAAATCAATATGGTGGTCTTACTTGGCCTCAAGTTGATGAGGATTTATCTTATTACTGTCAGAAATCATATAATTTCTATATTAAAGAATATAGTCATATTATAGAAGATGCTGGCTGTACTGTAGATCCTCGTAAAGCAGATGCTTATGCTTATAGAAAAGTAAAACGTGAAATTCAACAAGGTTATCAAGGAATTGAACATACCTTTAATAGTGTATCATCTTGTAGAGGTGATTTTCCATTCATTTCATTTAGTTTTGGTAACGGAACTGATAGATGGTCTAAACTTGTAAGTACAACTATCTTAGAAACAAGAATGGGTGGTCAAGGAAAACCAGGTGGTAAAACTCCTGTATTATTCCCTAAACTTATCTTTACTTATAGAGATGAAATTCACGGAGAAGGTGGTATTTCCGAAGATTTATTTGACTTAGCTGCTAAGTGTTCTAAAGATACTATGTATCCTGATTTCTTAAGTCTTGATGCTGGTTATGTAGGACAAATGTATAAGAAAACAGGTAAGATTATCACTATGATGGGTAAGCGTAAACTATAGCTCATCTAAAACCTTTTGAACCGTTATTCGCGGGTGTCTAGAAATAGGCTAACGGTTAGGTCCTATAAATAATAGGATGAGACCGTGCTAAATTTATTATATATGTTTTTAAAAATAATGTAATATGTGGATATATAAAATAGTAAATGATATTAATAATAAAATTTATATCGGGCAAAGTAAATATCCAATTGAGCAACGTTTTTAGAGACATAAAAATGATTGTTTATGATTAGATACACATCTTGCTCGTGCATTTAAAAAATATGGAATAGAGCATTTCAAAATAGAAATAGTAGAAGAAGGAATTGAAGATCCAAATTTATTAACAGAAAGGGAATCATATTGGATTAAACATTATGATTCAATAAAGAATGGATATAATGAAACTGATGCTGCTGTACGTTCTGGAGGAAATACTTATCAAAGTAAAACAGAAGAAGAAATGCTTATAATCAAAGATAAAATTAGATAGACTAAATTAGGAGGAAAAAATCCTCATGCAAGAGCTGTTAAAATGATAAATATACAAACTGGAGAAGAAAAAATATTTGAAGCTATATCAGTTTGTGTAAAAGAATTAAATTTAGATCGACACGATCATGTATCTAAAAGATGTAGAGGAATTATTAAATCTCCTTATAAAGGGATTTATAAATTTGAATATGTAAATAATTAATAAACATATATAATAAAGAAGTGTATCGACTATCCCTGATGAATGTAAGGGAGTAGGCTTAGAGATGAATACTAAGTCGAAGCGGAAGGCTTTAAGTAATTACTTAAAGAAGATATAGTCAGTTCTTTTGGTAACAAAAGATTAAAACGTGTAGAGCGTGTTTATCTCCTGATTATAATGAACAAGGTGAACTTCTTATTAATAGATGTAATATGGGTGTTATATCTCTTAACTTACCTATGTTCTATCAGAAAGCTAAGTTAGAAAACAAAACCTTCTATGAAGTATTTGATTATTACTTTGAATTAGCAAGACAAATTAATCTTAGAACTATTGAATATTTAAAACGCAAACTTAAAGGAGCTAGTAGTCCACTTGCATTTATGGAAGGTGGATTTGACGATGGTTATCTTGGACCAAATGATTCTGTAGCTCCTGTTCTTAAACATTCTACTATAAGTTTTGGTTATGGTGGACTTAGTGAACTACAAACTTTATATAATAAGGATCATAATATTGAAACTCATTATTTTGAAGATTGTGATTTTGCTAAAGATGTTATGACTTACTTTAACGATAAAGTAGAAGAAATTAAGAAGGAAGACAATGTATTATATGCGATATATGGTACTCCAGGTGAATCTTGGCTTCCAAAAGCTTGTGAACAATTTATTGCTAAATATGGAGAAGTTGACGGTGTAACCGATAAAGGTTTCTTCTCTAATTCATTCCATATTAATGTTGACGAAGACGTAACTCCAATTGAAAAAATTGATTTTGAAAATCAATTCTTCCCACTTTCTAAAGGTGGTTCAATCTGTCACGTTAAGATTCCATCTATTGCTGATGAAATGATGCCAGGAGTTAAAGCAATAATTCGTCATGCTATGAAAATTGGTAACTATCAATCTGTAAATCACGCATCTAATAGATGTACTGATTGTGGACACCATTGGATTGGTGATGATAGTATGCCTTATGAAGAAAATTATAGATGTCCAGTTTGTGGAAGTATGAATACCGTAGGAACACGTAGAATGAATGGATATCTTGGATATTCTAAAACTATTCTAGGTGTAAATAAGTTCAATGATGGTAAGATTAAAGAATTTAAATTACGTAAAAATCTATAATTATGTTTTTAATAATAGCAGAAATTATGGGGTGGATAGCAACCATTTTCCGTGGTGCTGGTATGCTCGTTCACGGAATGATGGTTAAGTACCTTGTTAGTATCGGAAATCTTTTCTGGTTTATCAATGGTGCTATGACTAAAAATACTCCATTAATGGTATCTAATGGTTTTTGTCTTGTTGTAATGTTATATGAAATGATTAAAACACATTACAAAAAATGAAAATAACTTTTATTAGCGATACACATACACAACATAAGAAAATAGAATTGCCAGAAGGAGATATTCTTATCTTCTCCGGCGATTTTATGAGTTCTGGATATAGAGTTTATGAAGCACAAAGTTTTCTTAAATGGTTTTCAGAACAACCTTATAAATACAAAATATTTATAGCTGGAAACCATGATAGATATTGTGAAATCAATCCAGAAATATTCGAAACATTAGTTGATGATTATGTTGATAAAAATGTAATTTATCTAAAGGATGATATGATTGAAGTTGAAGGTCTTAAAATTTATGGTACTCCTTGGCAACCATATTTTTGTGATTGGGCTTTTAATATACCTGAACCTGATCGACTTATATCACTTTATCAAAACATTCCTGAGGATTTAGACATTTTAATTACACATTGTCCACCTTATAATATATTGGATAAATCTCACGATTATCGTAATGGAGAAGAACCACTTGGAAGTAAAGAACTTGAAATTGTACTTTTTCAAATGGGAACACATCGTCCAAAAGTTCATTGTTTTGGACATATTCACGGTGATGGTGGTAATGTTTTAACAGACGGAACTTGTTATATAAACGCTAGTGTATGTGACGAAAATTATAATCCATTAAACAAAATTGTAACAATAGATTATGAAAAAGTATAACAAACCTACAATGAAAGTACATACTTGTGCTTTATCAAATGAAGTATTAAAATGTTGTTGTGGAAGTGGTTGTTGTTGTGGTAAAAATGCAAAAGCAACAACTACTGATTTTAACGATGTAAATTTTGAAGAAAATGAGTAAAAATACAGAAAACGCAATTAAGGGAGCTATCGGTTTCTTAGGTACCGGTTTGATTTGTGTAGGCTCAGCAGTTCCAACAACTTGGTATGGTATAACATCACTTGTTGTTGGTGTAGGCATATTAGGTTGGTTTGGTTATCACGTTTTATTTGATGAATAATGATTATTCATATTTACGATGATGATTTATTAAATGGAGATGGCATCCGTGAAGTAGTATTTCTTCAAGGGTGCCATCATCATTGTAAGGGATGTTTTAATCAAGAAACTTGGGAATTTAAAAAACCAACTCCAGAATCTGAATTAAAAGATTCTGAATATTTAAAACATCTTGATGATAAACTTTCACAAGATTACATTGATGGAGTTACTATAAGTGGAGGTGATCCATTAGCTCCAGAAAATTTGTATTTAACAAGGATTATTATAGATATAGCCAAACGTCATGAAAAGACAATTTGGATATATTCTGGATATACTTACGAACATTTATCAATGGTTGCATATGATATATTAAAAGATATTGATGTACTATGTGATGGAAAGTTTGTAGAAGAATTAAAATCTCCAAATAAGCCTTGGGTTGGAAGTTCTAATCAAAGAGTAATAGATGTTCAAAAGTCATTAAAAAGTGGAACAATTCTATTAAAATGAAAGAAGAATCTTTAAGTAAAGAACTTGATCGTAAGAGAACTGAACTTTCTGATTATTTTAGAAGTTTAGATTTTGAAGATAGAACTATGATTTACACTAAAGCAAGAGAACTTTTTGATTCTGAAGAACTACAAGAAGCTTTTGTTAAAGGTTACGAATATTCTTCAGAACAACCTTCTGCTCGTGTAATTCATACAGTAGCAATGTATGTATTTGATTATATTAAGAGTAAAGCAAATTACATTAATATAATTAAAAAGATCTATCAATTATATAGAGAATATTTACCAACTTTGAAAAAAAATGAAAAATAAATACGGAACTTGTTGTTGTTGTGGTAAACCTCTTACAAGAGAGGATAAGTTTTATTATGATTTAGATAGTTATTGTATTGATTGCGCCATTCGTGATGGTATAAGAACATCTAAAGATTAATGACACATAAATATAAAGGCAAAGAATACGAAATACAAACAGGTGCTAAAGGTGGACAATTTTTCGTAGATGATACAGGTAAGAAACATTATCTTAAATCTGCTACATCAAAGAAAACCACTAAAAAGAAATCAACTGAAGCTATTAAAAAAGAAGTAGAATCAACTGATTTTATAAAGCGTTATGTTTGTTATTATTCCAGATATAAGGATGGCGAAATGATAGACGATTTTAAAGAATGGACTGATGCTAAATCTTATAATGAAGCAAAAGAATATTTTGAAAATGAATATCGCCATGATGAAAATGTGAAAATTGATTTAATTACAAGAGAATGATTATACTTTGTTGGATTTTATTCATTCTGTTGATGATTAGATTTCTATATAGCGGTTGTTATTTAATTGATAAATCAAATAAAATAAATGAAATACGTAATCATCAATGGTCAAACAATTCCTTCTGAAATATTAGAACTATCTGATGTTCAAATAATTGATGAAGGAACATTAAAAGGTAAAAAGGAAGCTTACAAAATTAAAGGTAAGTTTGCTGCAAGAATGACACCTTTTATAGGTATAATAGATGAAGATGGTAAAATTCAAAAAGGATTTTATTCTGAAGCAAGTACTAATGTATTTAAAGATTTTATAGATTATGAGAAATGTAAATGAGAAAATCCCAGGAATTACAAGTATGCCAATAAGGGTTTATGAACTTCTTAAACTCAAATTGACACCTGAGAATGAACTTGATGAAGATTTAGTTAAATATTCAAACATACTTGATGAAATTAAAAAGTCTAAATCTGGATGGATTAAGATTAAAAAAATTTCTGATAATGGTGGATATTTAACTAAAAATGAATCAGAAAGTGGTTGGTTTGCAGTATTTGCAAAAGGAATGTCTTTATATATAGGAGATGGTTCACATTATTATTATACTTCTAATATTGTAGACATAGATTGGGATAAAAAGTTATTTTTAACATTAAATTCTATTTATTCATTTGAAATAACAGAATATGATGCTAAAGATATGGTAGATGCTATCGACGAACTAATCTCAAATAGAAATGTTAAACATCAAAATAATTAATAAATCTGAATACGAAGCTCCAAAATACGAAACAGAACAAAGTGCTGGAGTAGATCTTCGTGCTAATATTGATAAAGAAATAATTCTTTATCCTATGGAAAGAAAATTAATTCCAACAGGAATTTTTATTGAACTTCCTAAAGGTTATGAAGCACAAATACGTCCTCGTAGTGGTCTTGCAGCAAAATATGGTATTACTGTTCTTAATTCTCCTGGCACTATAGACGCTAGCCGAAATAATTGGCGTCTTTAAATCGGGCAATATCGGTGGAGGCTGTGATGTTAATACCGAGATAAATTCAGAGATTGCGCAAGGCTCTGAATCATCGTACAGCGTAGAGAGTGAATAAATATAATCTCTCCAAGAGTGTCCGACATTGAAAATGTACGCGGGACTTAAGTGAAAAAAAACTTAAGAAGTTAGGATAAAAAGCCTAATGATAACAAATCGGATTATAGAGGAGAAATTATGGTATTACTTATTAATCTTAATAATGAATATTTTTCAGTTAAACCAGGTATGCGTATAGCACAAATGATTATTGCACGTCATGAACAAGCTAATTTCTTAGATTTTGATGTTCTTAGTGAAACAGAACGTGGTGATGGAGGTTTTGGACATTCTGGTAATTTCTAATGAAAATATTTAAAAAATTATTATCTTATATTTCTTACGGAATCCGATATTTAAAAACATTCGGGTTTCGTAAGAAATTAAGATTCGTTTCTAGAGGCGAAAGACTTATTTATCATTATCTAAAAGATTGTGGTGATAATATTAAATTTAAACCTCAATATAAAATCTCAATACCTGAAGGAATTAATAAAACAAATCGTGCTTATATTGATTTTATGGTTTGGGTAGGAAATAAACGTTATGCTATTGAATATAATGGTATACAACATTATGAATTTATACCTTATTTTCATAGAACATATGACGATTTCTATTTTCAAACGAGAAGAGATTTAGCGGTAGAAAGTTATTGTTTTGATAAAGGAATAACTTTTGTAGAAATTCCTTATTATTGGTCTGATACACGAATAATTCATAAATTAAAAGAAATAACACATGAAGCTTGAAATTGTAAGAACAGTTAAAACTGTTTATGAAATTGACGAACATGAATTACAAGCATTCGCTAATACATGGGAAGACTGTTTTGATCAATGTGAACTTACTACTATGGAAGAAGTAGTAGATGGTCATTTAGATTATATCAAAGAAGAATTTGAATGTTCAGTAGAAGGTTATGATAGTATATGTGGAGTTAATTCTCATATTCAAGTAAATGAAGAATATTCAATAGATGATGTAAAGATGTCTGAATCAGATGTTACAAAAGTAATTGCTAATAAAGTGAAAGATTATATTGATGAAAATTAAAATAATAATTAAATGAATAAAACTCTCATTACTAAAGACGCAAAAGGTAAAATTCGTGTAGCTGAAATTAATTGTGAACTTCTTGATTCTGGTATTTATCTTATAACAAGAGTAACTTATCAGTACGGAGGTAAAAGAACAAATCAACCTTCAATTGAAATTACAGAAGGAAAAGCTAAACGAACAATTAAAGAACAAGCTGAATTAAAGTTTAATTCTTTAGTTAAAGAGAAATTAGATAAAGGATATAAGGAAATTGAAAATCCTGTTGATACTTATACTCATGAAGAACTCGAAAATATTGTTGGTCAAATTGTAACTGATGCTAATGGATTTGCTAAACATATGTTAGCAAAACAAGCTGATAAAGTTTCTGATAAAACAATAAATAAACTTGATTTCTGGTATGCTTCGAGAAAGATTGACGGTAGACTTATGCCGTCGTTAAATTCGGCTAATTCAGGGAACCCTGAGACGGGAATCCTGAGCTAAATTGAATAGTAATATTCATAAATGCGCAGAGACTAGAAATTCGTCCTAAAATTTTTAGGATGTAATTTCCACGAACACCGAACTTTTTTCGATTCCATTTTGATAGTGTAAGAATTTTCATTATTTTTGTTTCATAGTATTAATTTAAAAAATTTTTATATGGAAACGAAAATTTGTAGAACTTGTAAAAAGGAAAAACCACTGTCTGAATTTAATAAAGACAGGAGACAAAAAGATGGATTTGCTACACAATGTAAAGAGTGTAAACACGCATATGATAAAGCTAGATATGAAAGAATTAAAAATGATCCTGAATATCATACAAAAAAGCTTGAACATGGGGAAAAAATATAGGGAATCTCATAAAGAACAAATACAAGCTTATTCTGTAGAATATAATATGCGTCCAGAAGTTGTTCAAAGAAAAGCTGATTGGCATCAAAATAAAGTAGCTAATCAGTCTATAGAAGATAAGTTAAAAAGTATGGCACATAGAGCTCATGATAGAGCTAACTTAAAGAAAGTACCTTGTACAATTACCTGGAAGGATCTGGAATATGTAGAGTATTGTCCATTATTGGAGATAAAATTAAATTGGGGCAATACTACAAATGAGGGAGGAAGAAATATTGATACTCCATCTTTGGATAGAATAAATCCTGATTTAGGATACATTCCAGGAAATGTTAGGATAATTTCTAACTTAGCTAACATGATGAAAAGTTCTGCTACTTTAGAGCAACTTAAAACTTTTTACAAAAATATTTGGAATTATATGAAAAATGAAGATATAGTCCGAACTATAGAGAATAATGAATCTATAGAATCTGAGGATAAAGAGCCTCAGAGTTAACAAACTGGTAAGATGTTCATTCTATTGGAAAGATGGAGAAATTCATACAGCATCTCGTGGAGGTGGACATTATGATTATTCAACTTATCAATTAAGAACTAATCCAGAATTTATTGAGTTCTTTAAAAATAATCCAGACATTATACTTGATGGAGAACTTTACAAACATGGAAAATCCTTACAACAAATTTCGGGAGCAGCACGAATGGAGAAAACTGCTAATGGTTGTGACTGGCTCGAATATTATATATATGACGTCATGGAACCAAAACCTTTCTCTGAGCGACTTCAAACGCTCAATAGAATCAGCCTCGAACTCAATCTGGGATTTGATCCAAACAGGGTCTGGTCCGATAACGATTTGCGCGTACAAATGGTGCCACAAGAAAAAGTTTCTGGTAAAGAGAATATTATCGCGCTCCATGATAAATATGTTGCGGAAGGTTGGGAAGGATGTGTCGTTCGAGATCCTAACGGATTATATAAAAATGGCGGACGTGGCTCTGAGATGATTAAGTTCAAAATGTATCAAGATGCAGAGTTTGAAATCACAGGTATATCTGAAGGTCTTCGTGATGAAGATATGTGTTTTACATTAAAAACTGAAAATGGAATTGAATTTAAAGCTAAACCAATGGGTTCCCGTGAACTCAAAGATCAGTATCGTCAAGATATTAATGAACTTATAGGTAAGATGGCTACTGTTAAATTCTTCTATTACAGTGATGATGGAACACCATTACAACCTGTATTAAAAGCAATTAGAGACTATGAGTAAATATCAAGTTGAAGTACATCACATAATACATAGTTATGATTACTATGAAATAGAAGCAGAATCTCCAGAAGAAGCTTGTGATAGAGTAAATAAAGGTGATGGTGAATATATGTTTTCAAATACAGAACCAGATTGGAGAGACGATACAGAAACATATGTTACAGGTGTTTTTAATGAAGAAGGAGATAGAATATTATGATTAATGTGGATGAATTTTTAAAGTCTTATAAAGAACATCTTTCTAATTTAAGAGAAAATCTTAAAAAAGATGTCCAACAATTAATAGATGAAAAGAAAATAAATTATGAACAAGCTATTAGAATATTTGAAGATTCCAAACTATTTGAAATAAAAGGTCTTATAATATATAAAGGAATTTTTGATGTATATACTGATTATGCTGGTGATTGGGCTAATAGATGTGAAACAATTTATTTTTCACAAATTAGTGATTGGATAAATGATGATTATGAAGGTTGTATAACAGAAATATGTGAGGAAAAAGGTGTTACTAAAGAAGATCTTCAAAAAGAAATATATGACACAATCATAAATGATAATATTGTCGGATTTATATACGATTGGTAAAATTATGAAATATCAAATTTTATTTAATGCTACGGATAGAGTAACAAGTCTTATGACCGCTACAGTTGATGCTGATTCTGTGAGAGAAGCAGAAAGCAAATTTTATTCTGGAGATTACTATAATGAAAGAATAATAAAAGAAGTAGATAGAGAATGGGAAGATGAAGACGATCTTATTTCTATAACTGACTGTAGAGGTCGAACTGTTGAAATGTAATTTTGTTTATGGAATTAAAAGAAATAAATGAAATTATAAATAAAGCTATTGAAACTTATGGTCAAGATCCTCAAATTTGGATGACTATAGAGGAAATGTCTGAATTAGGTAATGCTCTTGCTAAATATCGTAGAAATAGAGTAACTAAATCAGATATTTGTGAAGAAATAGCTGATGTTTTAATTATGTGTATCCAAATGTCTAAAATATTTGGAGAAGACCGTGTTAAACAAATGTTTGAAGACAAATTAATAAGATTAAAAGAAAGACTTGGCTATGAATGAATATTTATTTATAGTAGATGTTTATTACAATCATAATAAAATAGATGTTATAGATCGTTATGGAGTATCATATAATTTAAATCCTAATACTCATTGGGCACTTGAAGATCAAATTCAAGATAAAATTTATAATAATGAGAGTTTGTGGGATGAATTATGTGATAATCTTAAAAGTCATTGGGATTTAGGTGAAGAACCTAAATATGATATAATAATGAGTGTAACATTAGTTAATCCTAATGATAATGAGATGATTGAAACTTATAAATCATTAACAAAATTAGAACTATGAAAAGTTTCCAAGTTGTTTACACAGAAGAAAGTGAATTAACACGTACCTTTGTTTATAGAGTACAAGCTGAATCTGCTGAGGAAGCAGAAGAAAAAGTAAGACACTCTGGATATCAAGACACTGATGATGTTGAATGTATTGACTCTTACGATGATGAAGCACTTCTTACTAGTTATATAGATCCTGAATGTACTGAACTAATCGAGGAAGAAGACGAAGACTAATGAAGTCTTTTAAGATCATTCAATCTATTACTAATAAGGATGATATATCCATTAAAAATTATTTTAAAGATATAGCTAAAATTCCCTTATTAACGAAAGAAGAAGAAATTAAATTAGGAACTATTATTCAAACTAAATATAAAGAACTTGAGTCAGAAAATTTAACATTAGAAGAAAAGAAATCTATTGAAAATGAAATTAATAAAGCTGTTAATAAACTTGTTTCTTCTAATTTAAAATTCGTCATTTCTGTAGCAAAACAATATCGTAATCAAGGACTTCCATTTATTGATTTAGTAAATGAAGGTAATCTTGGTATGATACAAGCTGCTAAAAAATATGATCCTGAGAGAGGATTTAAATTTATAAGTTATGCTGTATGGTGGATTAGGCAATCTATCATACAAGCTTTAGCTCTTAAAAGTAAAACAATCAAAACTCCTGTAAATCAATCTGCTTCATTAACAAGACTTAACAATGTCTCTGCTAAATATGAACAGTTAAATGGATTTAAACCATCTTATGATGAATTATCCAAACTTACAGGAATCCCTGTTGATAAAATAAGTAAAATTTATAGTTATAATTCTACTTGTGTATCAGTAGATACACCTTTTACAACAGAGGAAGATTCTGGTTGTTTACTTGATGTAGTCAAAAATCCTAATTGTGATGATTCGGATAAAGACTTAATGGATTCTTCTTTAAAACAAGATATTGAAAGAGTTTTGAATAAACTTACTCCAAGACAAAGAGTAATACTACAAATGTTTTTTGGTATAGGCTGTGACGCAATGCAATTAGATCAGATAGCACCAAAGTTTGGAGTAACGTCAGAACGTATAAGACAGATTAAAGATGGTGCAATAAAAGAGATTATTACTAAATATAAATCAACTTTAAAAACTTATATAATATGACGGACAATGTAAATCACCCAGCTCATTATACTTCACATCCATCTGGAATTGAATGTATTGAAGTCGTAAGACATTATTGTTTTTCAATAGGTAACGCTATAAAATATTTATGGAGAGCTGGTTTGAAGAAAGAACAAGGAATTGATGAAATTGATAAAGAGATTGAAGATCTTAAAAAAGCAATTTGGTATATTAATGACAGAATACATCAATTGGAAATGTCTCGTAAACCAAAAACTAATATTGACGAACTTGACGACTAATGATATTAGAAGTATACGATTTAGAGTGTTTAATTAATATATTTACTTATACAGGATATTGTCCTAAAACAAATACTTGGCATCAATTTGTAATTTGTGGTTGGAGAAATGATTATGATGCTTTAATGGAGCACCTTAAAAGAGATCAAATTATCCAAGTTGGATTTAATAACGAGAGTTATGATTATCCATTGTTACATCACATTATAAGACATTATGACGAATACAAGAAACTAAGTGGAAGCATGGCTGCCCAAAAAATATATGCCAAATCACAAGAAATAATTGAACAGCAATTTAGTACTATTGCTGATAAAAATAAATTTATTAGACAAATTGATTTATATCGTATATGGCATTATAATAATGATGCACGAAGAACTAGTTTAAAAGACCTCGAAATATGCATGAGAATGGAGAATGTCGAGGAAATGCCAATACACCATTCCACTTGGTGTAAGCAAGGTGACGAAATACAAGTACTTGCGTATTGAAATTATGCGCCATAGTTTTACAACTATGAAAATTGGGTGAATTGCTGGAAGACTAAGTTGTAAAATAAAAATATTGATTTTATAATATGTTAATCAGCAGCCAAGTCTTTAGTATACTAAAGAAAGGTTCACAGACTACCTGAGCAGTACAATCTGCTTAATGACAGGGGAATTATTAAAAATTCTTAAAAAAGCGCCCAATAATTTTGTTTATCTAAAAATAAATTATATATTAACATCGTTATATAAAAATTTAACGATGTATGAGTAAATATAATTTAAACAAAGAACAAATTTATGATTGGTATATTAATCAAAATTTGAATCAAGACGAAATTTGTGAAAAATTAGGCGGAATACCTAAAATTACGTTACAGAGATTTTTAAGAAAAAATGAGATAAAGAAAATAGATAGAGTAAATTATGATTTATTAGTTCCTGAAATAAGATCAAGATTAGATTTAGGAATGATACATAAAGAAATTGCTGAAGATTTAGGTTTAACTATTGATAAAGTTAGAAAAATAATTTATCAAAAAATAAATCCTAATGATAATCCAAAGTATTCAAATAAATTATTAGACGATTCGTGGATTAACGAAAATAATTTAATTTTTTGGTATATAGTTGGATTAATAAGTTCAGACGGTCATATTGATAAAAATAATTGTATTAATATATTTCAATCTAATTTTGAATATTTAAAAATGATCCAAAAAATAATAAATCATCCTGGAAAATTATACAAAAAAGAAGATTCTGATTGTTATACACTAATTATTAATAGTGAAAAATTATATAAAATATTATCTGAAAAATATAATATTAATTGTGATAAAAGATATTCAGTTCCTTTTATAAATCCTCCTAAAGAATTAATTAATCATTATATAAGAGGAATATTTGATGGAGATGGATGTTTATATTATAGATATATTTCAGGGATATTTGAAGGAAAACGTTGGCAAATAACTACAGGATCTAAATTTATGGCAGAAGGTTTAAAAGAATGTATTAAAAAAGAATTGAATATAGATCTAACAATACATTGTAAAAAATCTATTGCTGATAATAATTATTATGATATAATATGTAATGATACTGAATCATTATTAAAATTATGTCAATATATGTATAATAATTCAAATAAACTTTATTTAAATAGAAAATTTAAAAGCTATATTAAACTTAAAAATCTTATTAAATTAGATAAACAAATTAATGATATAGTCGATGCTTCTATGAAAATAGAAGAATAACATGATAATAAAAATGATGTTTGGGCAACTTATTTATTTTTAAGAACAACACTCGGTAAAACTGACTATTCAATTTATAAAGGAAAGAATAAAATTAAACTGAGAGAAAATCTTGGTAAGAAATTTCATGTTAATGTAATGAATATGGGTGATGTTCCTATGGGAGAAGAGTTAATGCTTAACTTATATTCTCGAAAAGTAGGAATACCTCCCTACGTTCTTAAGAAACGTGGAGGAACTCATAGACCAAATGGAATAAATTTAAAAGATTGTATTCCATATTGGTGTAAAATTGAATCTAAAGAATTTAATACTTTCCTTGATAAACTTAAAACTATGAAAATTACAGGAGCTAAAGGAGAATTTCAATATTCTGTAATATTTCATAATTATAAGTTTGATTTTGGATTAGGAGGTTCACATGGATGTTGTAACCCTAAAATATGGGAATCTAACGAAAATTGGGTAATCGTAGACTATGATATCGGGTCGCTATACCCCAGTATAAGTAAATCTCTTAAACTATATCCAGAACACCTTGGTCCTGTATTCAATGAACAATATATAGGTTTCATTGATACTCGATTAAATGAAAAACACAAACCAAAAGAACTTCGTGATAACGTCCTTATTGAAGGATATAAACTTATTCTTAATGGAACGTATGGTAAAAGTAAGGAGGAAACATCTTTCTTATATGATCCACTTTATACTTTCAAAACTACAGTAGCAGGACAATTATTTATTTGTATGTGGGCTGAACGTTGGGTTAAAGTATGTCCAGAATTAAAGTTTATCCAAACTAACACTGATGGTCAAACTATTTATATTCCACGTAAAGATATAGATAAGATACGTGCTGTTAATGAACAATTAACAAAAGAAACAGGTCTTACTATTGAAGAAGTTATCTATAAAAAGATGATAGTGCGTGATGTAAATAACTACCTCGCAGTTTATGAGGATAACGAAAAAGAACACGAACACATTAAGCTAAAAGGTGATTATGAAGTAGATAAGGAATATCATAAAGATCCATCTATGAGAATAGTTCCATTAGCTGTTAAAAATTATTTTGTATATGGAGTTCCTGTAGAAGAAACCATTCGAAATCATACAGATATATTTGATTTTTGTATGAGATTGAAAACTAATTCCAAAAGTACACCTTATTTTAGACACTTCGATGATAATTATAATGTTGTAAATGATAAACTCGATAGAACAACACGATATTATATTTCTAATAGAGGTGGAAACTTATATAAGGACTTTAATGGAAAACAAGTAGGTGTAAATATAGGATTTTCAGTTACATTATTTAACAAATATGTTAAAAAAGATATGAAAGACTATGATATTAATTATAGATTTTATATCATTGAAGCTAAAAAGTTAATAACTTCAATAGAAACAAAACAATTATCATTATTTGATTTATTTTAAATATGTACGAGGATTATAAAAAATACACAATTGATCATTATTGCCAAGATTATGAAGATATAATATCTACAATTAACGGGTTTAGTGATGAAGAACTTGAAATGGTAGCAAATAATCTTCCTGAGAATTATGAATATTTAGAATATGCTATTAAAGAACAAGTAGAAGCAAGAATTATTCAAATATTATACGATAATCTTATAAAAGATTTATCTGATAAAAACTTCTATGAGTGTTTTGAAGGAGATATTATAGATTATCTTACAGGAGAAGGATTATCATATGAATCATGTGGATATTATATCAATTTAGATTATTATACAGATTGGTTTATTTCAATACTTAATAATTCTGATCACATATATGATTTTGAAGTTAATTCAGAATTAAATAAATACGAACTTGTAAACAGTTTAAATCAAGTATTTACAAATATTAAATTTTATATATAATTATGGCATTTTTTACAATAGAAAAGAATTAAGTTTTGCAGAGAGAATTGATAATGTACAGTCGATGTTTACTAATGCTTATAATAAGGCTCAATCTATTAAAGAAGACCTTGTTAAAGATAATGAAAACAAGCAAGTTCAAATCAATACTCTCAATTAAGAAATTGAAAAGAACGCAACTCTTATTACTAAAACTACAAGTTTTATGAATAAACTTAAAGACATTATTGGATAATGAAAATTGTAAATCAATCATATGAAATTTTGGAACAAGAGATTCCAGTTCATAAATTAGACGATTATTCTGGTTATCATTTCAGAGAACAATATCTTGAAAATATGTATAAACATATCGAAAGATGTGGAAGAACTTGTTATAAATCTGAAGATAGAATAACTCCAGATAGTTCTAAAAAGTTTGTAGATGGACTTATTAAATCTAAACATTTAAGTGTTCTTGAACATGGAACTATTTATTTAGAATATATTTTTAATCCATCAAAAGAAGATGAAAAAGAATTTTTCAAAAGATATACACTTAATCCGTATTCTAAGCTTAAAAGTAAAGCTTTAGAATATGAAGATAAATCTGTAGAAGAACAAGTAATTGGAGAAAAAATAAAAATTATTAAAGCAGCTATGTACGTAACTACTAATTTTAGAGTATTAGTAGAGAATAATTGGCTTGATGATTTACAATATCTTTGTCAACCAACTGAATATCATGATATTCGTCATACTGTACTTCTTCATTCTTGTATTCATGTTTATAAGGATTTAACTCGTCATAGACCAATGAGTTTTTCTATTGAATCTACAAGATATTGTAATTATCTTAAAGGAAAATTTGGAAGCGAACTTAAATTTGTACGACTTCCTTGGACAAAAATTATTCCAGGTGATTACGATAGTTCTATACTTCAAAAACTATATGACGATGATGTAATGTCTATTGAAGACATTAATTTTATCGCATCTCTTTGTAGTATTGAAGAAACTTATATGTATCTTATTAAAGAAAAGTGGGAGCCTCAACAAGCAGCTGAAATTCTTCCACAATGTCTTGCTGCTGATGTTATAATGTCTGGATTTGAATCTGATTGGAGACACGTATTCAATCTTCGTTCAGATATTGCAGCAACAGGCAAACCACATCCTCTTGTAGAACAATTAATGACTCCATTAAGAAAAGAAATGTTACATGAATAAAGTAATTATTTTGCTAATAAGTTTGTTTATTAGTTTAAACACTTTTAGCCAGAATGTTACTGTTTATGAAAATGTAGATCCTAAAACTATTGTTTCTAATATATATCTTTTATATAGTAAAGAAAAGCCTGTCAAAGTAATTGAAAGTTACTTTGGCGGCTATGTATATTATTGGAATAATAGTATTTTAGGATTTATAAATGAACAGTTTGTAGTAATAACTGAAGAAAAATCTTCTTTAGATAGTATTGAAACTCTTTTAAATATATCAAATAAAAAACATGAACTTATGTATTTTGATACTGATAATAATTCTTCTTATTGCGATGTTCTTTATTTGGATTATTGTTGATAATAAAATTAAAACTTATTATTTAGACGATGAACATGAAGGAAAAAGCGATAATAAATGGAGCGTAGACTCGGATTGAAAAATTTATAAAGCGAACGAAATGTCTAATATTAATAATAAACCCTTATCGAAAGATGAAATACGTGAATATTTAAAAAAGAAATCATTCAATTTTTCACCTTCTGATAAGGGTAAATTCGTTATTGTGCAAAAGCCAAGAAAAAAAAAGGTCTTGTTACAAGATTATATTTAGTAAATAGAAATATTACTAAAGATTTTTGGTGGAGTCATGATGCTCAATATGCAATGAAATTTAATTCAAAAGATGATGCTAAACAAACATTATCTAAACTTAAATATAATAATCCCGAAATAATTAAAATAAAATGAAAGCATATACAGATTTAGAACAATCTAAAAAGTTGTCTGAAATATTATCACTTGATAGTGCAGATATGGCAAGGTGTGGTGGTGAAAATGTTATAATGACAGATTATATATCAGCAAAAAAGAAGTTTAGTAATGCAGGTGAAATTCCGATTGATCCTTGTTGGAGTCTTGCTGCATTATTAAATCTTCTTCCAAGTGAATTTACACAAAAAGGTAAATATTCTACAACAACATATAAAATTGACATCCGTAAATATAAGTTTACTGATAATGTAGATTTGCATCAAATAGCCTATGGTAGTATAAAATTTGATGTAGATGGACAGTATTCATTTAAGGATATGATTAATACTGGCGAAAAAGAAAATTTAGTTGATGCGTGTGTACAAATGATAATTAAACTTAAAGAATTAAATATATTATATGTTTAGTAGTAATCAAAAATTAGAAATATCTGGTGAGTATGACCAATTGAAATCAGCATTAGAATTTGCAATAAAACTTGATGGTACAGACTTTGATGAACTCTGTTATCAAACAACTGAAGATGGAAAATTCTGTATAGGTTGGTTTAGTGGTAATGTCTTAGCATTAGGTTGGAAAAGATTTCAATTTGATTTTGATATAGAGATAGTATCAAGAATAATTATTCAGTTTTTATCAAAACAAAAGCAAAAAGATATGTCAGGATTTGATGGTGATACAGAGAATGGATTTGTTATGAGAGCAATCCCAGAAACATTTTCAAATCTTGATAATGGAATCCAAAATCCATTTTATGGTATTGTTAGTTTTAAACCTTTTATTTGTTTTTATTCAAAATAATATAAGAGAAAATAAAGATTTACTGTTAAGGTATCTGTGTATAGCATTGCCTTATGAGGTTAAGGGTAGAGTGTATGCTGAGATTACAAATGGACAGTATGATATGAATGGGGATATGATATTTTTCGATTCTCCATTTGACGTTATACTTGATGGTATTAATGTGTCAACCGAAGAAATTCATGTGGTTGCTATTGGTAATGAAGATACTGTTGAGTTTATAGAAATACAACAAACAGATGGTATCCCTTATACTATAAAGGATATTAAACCCTATCTCCGTCCAATGTCAAGCATGACTGAGGAAGAAGATAAGAAATATGGTCTTTTGTGTTTTGACGTATCTTATTATGACAAAGATACCCCAAAGTGCAGTTTTAAGTTGATAAAATGGTTACTTGAAAAGCATTTTGACTTTATGAGTTTAATTCTAATGGGTCTTGCAATTGAAGTCACTGAAGAAAACAATCTTTATAAATAATATGTCAAAAAAGATTCAAAATAAAAAAGAAAATAAATCTCAACAAATTTATTTAGGTAATGGTCTTGCAACTATACTTAAAGAGGTTAAACCTTTGTTTGAAACAAGAGCAGATTATACTTAGCCATGTCCTTTGAAAAATCTTGTAGATGATGACATTACAGCAGTATATATGTATAATGATGAGCTGTATGCAATTACTTGTGATTTGTTCGACACACCATTTGCAGAACTTTCAAGTAATATAAGAAACCAAATAAGGGAAGAGGCTATAAAGTGGTTGAAAGAACAACCTCAAACTCAAGGTAAATTTAGAGAATAAAATTATGATTGATTTTGAAACTCTTGGATATAAAAATATAACAGAAGATAAACCAATTCGTTTTTCAGAATATCTTGGTGAATTTTTTGAGAGTGTTTATCCTTATGATAAAAGATATTATAGAAAAGATGGATGTATAGAAATAGAATTAAAAGTAGGAAATCATTATGATTTATATTTTATTTCTGGCATTTGTTATTATCCTAAAGGATGGCAAAAATTTGAAATTATTAATTCAGAAAAACATATTGTTGAATATCTTAATAAAACTCTTATTGCAGTAAAAGATATAATAACAGAAAATTTAGAACGTTATGGACTACGAAAAGAGATATAATGAAGCTCTTGATAGAGCAAAGAAATTAAAGGAAACTTGTGATAGCACTGCTGTCATAGGTTGGTGTGAATATATTTTTTCTGAACTCAAAGAATCAGATGAGGAAATAAAAAAAGCACTTATCGCACTTGTAAAATGTAATGAAAGAAGTGGATATACATTACTTAATAATGTTTCTACAAGTTCTATGATTAATTGGGTCGAAAAACAAGGTAAAGAAACTATTTCTCAATCGTATCTTGCACCAAAATCAGCAAGCCAAGCAATTAAAGAAATAATAACTGATAATGCTAATAAAGTTGAACCGAAGTTCAAAGTTGGTGATTGGGTTGTTTTTAATGGTCTCACCCTTTATATAAATGAAGTTCTAAAAGGGTATTATAGAACAATATCTAAAAGCGGTATACCTAATAGCTATGATTGGAATATTGATAATACAGCAAGACTTTGGACAATTCAAGATGCAAAAGACGGTGATGTGCTTGCAGAAGATTCTTGTATTTTTATTATTCAAAAGTTTGGTGGTATTAATGCAGCAGCGAAAACATATTGTACATTATTTAATGATGGTGAATTTAATGACGGTACAATATTATATTTTGATATAGATAGTACAAAACCTGCCACCAAAGAACAGCGTGACCTGTTATTCCAGAAAATGAAAGAAGCAGGCTATGAGTGGGATGCTGATAAGAAGGAGTTGAAGAAGATTGAGCAGAAACCTGTCAAGAAAACATCCTGTGATAGATGTAAGAATGTGCAGTCTTCTCATTCATGTCAAAACATAGCAGAATTAGGAAGATGTTATCTTGAGCACGAAAAGCAAGGTGAACAGAAGCCTACTTGGAGTAAAGAGGATGAAAAGAAAAGAACATTATTAATGAAAATTCTTGAAGTTAATCATCCTCACGGATTATTTAAAGTTAATTTATCAGAAACAATGCGAACAGAAGAACTTGTTTCTTGGCTTAAATCTCTTAATTATAAAATTTAAATAAATATGTGTTTAGTTAGATCAAATATACATTGTGGTCCTAAATATGCAACTGAAGATATAATTTGTTATAAAGTATTATGCAAAAATAATCAAAATGAATATTTTTCTCCTTATAAATTCTTTAAATATGAATTAAATAAACAGGTATCATCTAATTTTAGTTTTACAGTTTCTTCACCGGTAAGTTTTTCTCCACAAAAAGAGTATGATTCCCTTAAAATTTTTAGAAATTTTAATTGTATAAGACAAGGTTTACATTCATGTAAATATTTATCAGGTGCTCTTAATTATAGTTCTCGTTTTATAGGAGCGTGTGTTATGAAATGTACGATTCCAAAAGGAAGTTGGTATTATGAAGGAACAAACTATGAATTAGTTTCTGATAATATAATAATAAATAGAGAAATATGAGTGTTTTTAAATTTGATCTTGAAAATGTTAAAGAATATTTGTATAATGAATTAAATTTTTCAAATAATCGTCAATCTAAATACCATCCAAAAGAAAATATAAATAAAGCATCAGATGTTTTTAATATTCTTAATGATTATTATATGATTAATAAGGATGAAGATTTTTATTTAGATTTGATACAATATTTGAGAGATAATAAAAAGTTATAAATGACTGATAATTTTAACTTATATAGAAAATTTATTACAGAAGTATACGGAGGATTACCAAATACAAACGAAAAAGGTAATCTTGATAAATATTTTGTAATAGAATTAATGAGACGTGGAAAGGATAATCCCGATATGTCTGCTGCAAATTATCATTTCAGAAATTATTATATTTATTCTTGGAAAGATTTAGATAAGTATAAAGAAGAAATAAAGAATGTATGTACTTTACTTAGACTTCGTGCTTATTGTTCAGTTAATTATAAAATGATGTCTCAAGTAGCATTAGATGCGTTAGCTGAATCTGCTCGTAGAATTGCAGCTCGTGATTATAAGAAATTTTACAATATATTTGAAAGTTGTTCTGGAAAATATTCCGATAAAGGAAATTCTGTATGGGTTGTAGATATTGATAAAGAAAATCTTGATTCGATTAATGTAATTAAACATTATATTAATGAAGTTAAGCCAAAGAATACAGAAAAAATTCTATTTGAAATGCCAACTAAATCAGGAATACACCTGATAACAAAAGGATTTGATTTAAAAACTTTTAACGATAATTGTAAAAATGAATTGGGATATAAAATCGATGTAAAGAAAAATCATTTAACATTATTATACGAGAATTTATGAATGATTTATTAAATTATATTTGTATATCAGTTCCATTTGAATTGATAGTACAATATGAAGGTGTTGATTATTATCTTGACGGTATGACTAGTTGGAATGAAGTACAATTAGCTACTATGGATTATACATCACTTAATTATACAGTTCCTTTAAATGATATTAAACCATATTTACGTCCATTATTAAGTATGACTAAAGCTGAAAATGATGATCTTTATGAATTTGGATGGCAAGCTTGTTGGACAAATGGTTCAGAAATTAGGCTTAATGAATTTGCCGGATTCAAAGAAACATATCGAAGTTTAATTTGGCTAGTTCGAAATCATTTTGATTGCTTTAATTTGATTAATCAAGGTTTAACTATCGGAGTAACTAAAAATAATAATCCTTATGAAAAAGATAATTGTGAATAGTGCTTTATTTATTGTAGCACTAATTGGTGCATTTTTTGCACTAATCTTATCTGGAATAATATTTATATTTACTTCTATAATTCCAGATAATGATGAATGGAAAATTGATGAAGAAGAAACTTGGTATATAACTAGTAAGTTATTAGATTTTATAGAATCAGTTTTTAAATAGTATGTCAAAGAAACGTTTTAAATTGGTGGGTTTGTTACTTGGTAGTTTCGACCCACCACATATTGGGCACATAGATGCCGCATTACAATCAATCAATCTCTTGGATGAAGTTTGATTTGTTCCAGCTTGGCAAAATCCATAGAAAGAAAAATCATCTGATTATTGGGATCGTTATCTAATGTTAAATACATTAGTAAAGAATTATAATTTAGATGATTCTTATAGGTTTTCTGTTAGAAATATAGAATATACAGTAAAACCTAAATATACGTATGAATTAATTGAATATCTTGTCAAACAATATTCGGATACTCAATTTTTTATTATTGGAGGGCAAGATATAGAACAAGATATTAAAAATTGGAAAAATACTGATTACATTTTAGAAAAATGTATATTACTTCCAATTGATAGACATAGGATTAATATTTCTTCAACAGAAATACGTGAATTAATTAAAAATCATAGTAATCCTATTCCTTATATAACTCCAGCTGTTTTAGAACTTATTAAAAACAAAAATTTATATAATGAAAATAACGAATAAATTTATTTACTTTTGGGGCGATTGGACTTCCAATTTCTATCCTTGTCATTTCGTAACAAAAGACAAAAAGACATTCTTTTGTACTGAACAGTATTTCATGTATATGAAAGCTATTACTTTTGAGGATTATGAAATAGCAGAGAAAATTCTATTAGAAACAAAACCTTCTAATTGTAAGAAACTCGGAAGACAAGTAAGAAATTACGACGATAAAGTTTGGAACGAAAAACGCTATCAAGTTATGCTTGATGCAAATATGATGAAATTTTCTCAAAATCTTGATTTAAAAGACTTACTTTTGAATGATGATTTTGAAGGTAAACATTTTGTTGAAGCTTCACCTTATGACGCAATTTGGGGAATTAAATGTTCCGTAAGAGACGCTAAAGATGATAAATCTAATTGGAAAGGATTAAATCTTTTAGGTAAAGTTTTAGATGAAGTAAGGTTAAATTTAAAAAATAAATAATTACGAATTCAATTCTTGATACAGATCTTTACAAATTTACAACTTCATATGCATATATGAAGAAATTTCCTGACGCTGAATGTACATTCACATTTAAGGATAGAAATAAAGTTAAACGTACACCTGAGTTTTTAAATAAGTTTAAGAAACATCTTAAAGAATATTGTGAAAATATTTGTTTAACTATCAATGAACTTAATTGGCTTTTAACTTCTCATAAGATTGACTTTATTGCTCAGTATTATTGGGAGTGGTTATATTCATTCCGTTTTGAATATGACAAGATTAATGTATATCTTGATAAGGATGGTGTACTTTGTATGGAAGTAACTGATAAGTGTTATAAATGTACACTTTATGAAATTCCTTGTATGTTTGCAATTCCCGAAGTCAATAATGAGGATAAGGAAATTAACTGGGAACTTACAATGAGTAAGTTGGAAGAGAAAGTTAAATTAGCAAATGAAAATGGAATATTGTTCTCTGAATTTGGAACAAGACGTCGTTTTAATTATGCTGTACAAGATAAAGTATGTGCATATCTTAAGGAAAATGCAAAGACTTGTGTAGGTACATCAAATGTACACTTTGCAATGAAATATGATATGAAGCCAATTGGTACACACCCACATGAGTGGTTTATGTTCCATGGTGCTCAATATGGTTATAAGGCTGCAAACTATGTTGCATTGGAGAATTGGGTAGATATTTATGATGGTGATCTTGGTATTGCACTTTCAGATACATACACAACAGATGCATTTTTCCGCAGTTTCTCACTAAAGCTTGCAAAGTTATTTGATGGAGTTCGCCAGGATTCTGGAGATGAATATGAATTTACTGATAAAACAATCAATTTCTATAAATCAAAGGGAATAGATTATCATAGTAAGACAATTGTATTCTCAAATGCTCTTGATTTTTCAAAAGCTCTTAAGATTTTGATGTATTGTAAGGAAAAAGGAATTAAATGTTCATTTGGTATTGGAACAAATCTTACTTGTGATGTATATGCACCAGATTGTACAAAATATGACGCAGAAAATATTGTTATGAAGATGTCTCGTTGTCGTATGAACACTAATCAATTTTGGTATTTAACAATTAAGATTAGTGATGATCTTGGTAAGCATATGGGAAACGATATAGAATTTAAAATAGCTATTGAACAACTTAATTTGAATAAATAATTATGGAAAAAGAATATAAATTTGATGTAGCAGAAGTTACTAATAATCTAGTCCTTTGGATTAGAGAATGGTTTGAAAAGAACGGTAAAGGATGTAAAGCTGTACTTGGTATGTCTGGTGGTAAAGACAGTACCATTACAGCTGCGCTTCTTGCAAGAGCGTTGGGTTCAAATAACGTTGTTGGTGTAATGATGCCAGATCTTGGTCAAGGACTTAATGAAGCTGACGAAATTTGTAAATTTCTTGATATCAATTGTATTTATGCTCCTATTGATAATATAACAGGAGCATTTTATGATTCAGATATTACAATAGACAATGGTATTTGGTCATTAAACAATTTCAGTAAACAAGCTGAACAAAATATTCCTCCTCGTGTTCGTATGACTATGCTTTATGTAATTAGTCAAACACTTAATGGTCGAGTAATCAATACTTGTAATCTTTCTGAAAATATAATTGGTTATGAAACCATCTTTGGTGATGCTGCTGGAGATATGTCACCACTTGGAAATCTTACAGTAACTGAAATTCTTAAGATTGGTGATTATATTGGAATTCCTTATAAATGGGTACATAAAACTCCAGACGACGGACTTCCAAATAGTAAACCCGATGAAGAAAAGTTTGGATTTACTTATGCTGAATTAGATGATTTTATTCGTACAGATAATCCTGAAACAGAAGATGGTCATTGGGCTAAAATTGAATCTATGATTTATGATTCAAAATTTAAACGTGAATCAATGGCAACATTTAAACCTTCAGACGAAGAACTTTATATTGATAATTTATGTTCAGAAAGTAATGAGTCTAAAAACGATTATGAAGTATTTTAAAATTTAATAAATGAGAAATCAACCTTGTTATGATGAGAACGGGAAATTTATTGGATGGTTTTCCCGTTCTTGTGCAGTTACTAATATGGTAATTGCTCGTGATTATAAATTTAATTTTTATATTCTTGCTTCAAAAAGAGGTAAAGGTACTCCAGACCCAGAATTTGTTGGATGCTGGTGTTTACCTTGTGGTTATCTTGATTTTGATGAAACTATAGAACAAGCTGCAAGACGTGAAACATTTGAGGAAACAGGTGTAATTGTTCTTCCACGTAATATGACATTTAAAAGTTATATGGGAAATCCAAATAGTGATAAAAGACAAAATGTTTCATTCCGATTTATTACTTTCTTAGATAGACCTATTTCTTCATATAAGCTTACATCTAAATATTCTGAAAAAGATGAAGTAGATGATATAGCTTGGATTCCACTTAAAAAGATTGATAATTATAAGTGGGCATTTAATCATAAGGATTTAATCAAAATGTTTAATCTTAATAAATCAACTTTATTCTTTAAATATTATTGGTTTCATATTAAAAAATTATTTAAATAAAATATTTAATTGATAATTATGAATAAAATTTTAATTATTGTTGATTTTCAAAAAGATTTCTGTGAAAAGACAGGAAGTCTTTATGTTCCTGGTACTGAAATAGCTAAAAAGAACATTTTAAAGTATCTTGATACTGAAAAGCCAGATGCTGTGTGTTTTACTTTAGATTGGCATACACGTCATGATGAATCTTTTAAAAGAAATGGTGGTATATGGCCAGATCATTGTATTCAATATTCAGAAGGTGCTGCAATTGATCAAGATATTATAAAAAAATGTATTGATAATAATATTCTTTATACTACATTCTTAAAAGGAGATGGGAAAGTAGAAGAATATGGTGCTTTTGGATATGATGCAAGCAGTCCTCTCTTTAATCTTGATAATGATAATAAATTAACTTTTGAAAGTTATACAGGAAAAAGTTATTTTACATTTTGTAAAGATAATGAATATATTATTTGTGGTCTTGCTGGAGATTATTGTGTAAAATCTACATATGATAATCTTAAGAAATATGGAATTAACGTAACTCCTTTCTATGAAGGAATTGCATTTATTGGTGAACCTTTTAAATATTAAATTATATGAATCTTTATTTGTTAATTTGTTTTATTGTAATTGCTCTATTGCTTGTAGAAACATACAATAGAATTGGTAAGTTAAATTCTAAAATTAAGGATTTAGAGAATAAAACCAACAATGCATTTTATCAGAAGTCTCGTGAAGTACAAGATTTAGCTTCTGATTTCTATACTTTAAGACGTGCTTATGAAAATCATAAGCATAGGTATGAATACGAAGGTGATACTTTGTATATTAAAGAACCTATTGAGCAAGAATAATTATGAATACACTTGATAAAATAAAGTGGATTTCACGACATCAAGAAATTAATCCACGATTATCCGAAATACATGAGTTTACTACTATACCATCTGATCTTTGGTATGATATTTTTTGCGTTAAACAAAATGAACTATGTTTATATCCATATCTTGCATATCATGCTTTATGTTATTTAGAAGAAATAGAATCTGAAGAAGTGAAGAATAAAATATATGAATTGTTCGATAAAATTTATTTAGATGTTTGTAACGGATATTGGGGATTCTTTTATAATTAATAGAAATGAAACTTGATAATTTAATAAACGATTTTGGAGATGGGTCTGGTGTGTTTTTCACATCAGATACCCATTTCGGACATAATGGAATTATAGAATGTACTCACCGTCCATTTAAAAATGCAGACGAAATGGATGAAGCATTAATTGCTTTATGGAATCAAACAGTAGGTCCAAACGATATTGTATTTCATTTAGGTGATTTCTGTTGGAATGGTTCACAAAAGTGGGTAGAGATTCTTAAACGATTAAATGGAGTAAAGTATTTAATTGTTGGGAATCACGATTTAAAACGTCTAAAAGGAAACGTTTTACAATATTTTGAAGATATTAAATTTCAAACTGTTCTTCAACTTGAGGATTGGAATGTATGGTTAAATCATTATCCTTTCCTTTGTTATGGAGGAGCTTGGAATAAAAACCGTAAAGTAGCACAAGCATTTGGTCATGTTCATTATGAACCTCTTTCACAAGGTCTTGATGTGGATAGGCTTCAATATTTATTTCCTGCACAATACGATGTAGGTGTAGATAATAATGGATATATGCCTATTAGTTGGGCTGAACTTAAATCAAAATTTGAAAGATTTAACAAAGCAGATAAGAATATGATACGTTATAAATCTTTAGAATTCTAATGATATATAGACGTTATCAATATTGGGGTCCAGGTGCTAAAATCGTTTGGACTTCTTGGTTTAAATATGATACTAAGAAATCTTTAGATGATTTAAAGAAACAAAAACCTATATTTAAAAATCTTTTAGAAGAATATAAAGAAGTATGACAAACGATATAACAAATAAAAATGTACTATTTTTTGACCTTGATGGAACACTAATAAATACTATTAATGGAAAGACATTTCCTGCTGGTGTTTGGGATATGGAAATTGATCTTAGAGTACTAAGTAGATTAGATCAACTTAAACCAGAGTATATATTTATTGTATCAAATCAAGGAGGAATCGAAAAAGGATTTGTAAATCAAAAATCTTTTGCTGCTAAGTTTGAGTATGTAAAACGAGCAATTTTTGATTATTTAGGTGACGATAACATAGTTGTTGATGGTATGTATTGTACTAACAATGATAAAGCTAACGAATATCGAAAACCTAATACAGCAATGCTTGAAACATTACTTAGAAAGTATAACATTTTAAATACTAAAGAAACAATGCTAATGGTAGGTGATGCTTCAGGTAAACCTGGAGATTTTTCAAGTTCTGATAAGAAGACTGCTGAAAATTTTGGCATAGATTATCTCGATATAGAAGATTTTATTTCTTTAATTTAAATTTTATGTTAGGAATGACAAATAATCGAGAACCTGTAAAAGGTAAAATTGCAAGAAAACTTCGTTCTATTTTAAAACGAATTGGTTTTAAAAAAGAAAAAACAGTATATGTTCTTTTAGAGCGTTGGGATTTTGGAGATTATCCAGATTCTATGGTTGTAGGTGCGTATACTACTTTTGAAGATGCACTAGCTCGTCTTGATCGAGATAGATTCGATGATGAAGCAAATGGTATTGGTTTCGAATATGAAATTGATACAGAAAGACACGGAGATAGTTATAAAGTTACTTATCATGAAATAGATGATTATAGATACTTAGAATACGAAATATATTCTTGTATACTTAATTAATTATGGAATTAACAGGAGAAATTTTACAAAGAAATGGATTTAGTTGTAATCATCCAGAAAGAGTTTTAAAGACTTATTATTACGATAAGGTATTCGGTTATGGAATTACAGCACAGCAAATGTTTGATCCTTTAACTAACAGTACATTCTGGTATGTTGTAGCACAAAATGGACCGAATAATAGTGCAAGTGTTACGGGAATTAAAACATTAGAAGATTTTCAATCTGTAATCAATCTTGCTAAAATTGATCTTTTAATATATAACTAATGAATAATTCACTCAAAAATTATTTAGAATGGAGATTTAGGCATAATAACATTCCAAAGTATCACAGATATTGTGATACTTGGATTGAAAATATTCCTAAATCTCAATTGTGGTATTATGAGATTGAAATGTCTCATTTAATAAATAATGGAATTTATGGATAATTTAATATTTAAAAATTATGATAAACATCAATGAACTTATAAAAGACGCACTGAAAAGTAAAGAGGCTGATAAGCTTAAGGCTTACAGAAATTTAAAAGCTAAGATTATGGAGTATAAGACAGCTAAAAATGCTAAACCTTATGATAATCAAGCTGAAATTCAAATCATCAAAAAGATGTGTGATTCTCTTAAAGAGTCCGAAAATAACTACAAAAAAGCCAATAGACAGGATTTATTTGACGAGTGTATAGTTGAAAGGAGAATACTAGAACAGTTCCTCCCAGTGGCTGCTACACCTCAAGAAATCGAATTAGCAGTCAAAGAGTCAGAATATTTTGTCGATGGAAAAATTGACAAGAAATCTATGGGATTAGTAATAAAAGAGGTAAAATCAAAATTTGATTTTGTAGATGGAAAACTCGTATCAGAAATCGTAAAATCTTTTATTAATGGATAATATCGTTGAGAAAGCGAAGCAAGTATTAACAGAAATGTTTGTTGATGATAATTTAGCTACATACGATGGAACTATTTGGGAAGTTTGTGTATTTGGGAAAATATACGGAACTTTTTCCAGATATTTCCACTATGGAGCAACACCAGAAACACAATGGGATGATTATCATTTTCCTCATAAAGAAGTATATGGTTCAAATGATTCGTATAATGCCTTCTTAAAAGAGTTTAAAGAAGATGGATTTCATTGGTGTGGATATATTTTTACAGAATATGGAATTATAACGCATACAGAAATAATGTTAAATTGTGATGAACTTCCCGAAAGAATTAAAAAGACATTAGTTTTAAAGGAAAATCAATCACATTATTCTGTTGCTAAATTTCATGGTGGAGGTATATATGTTAAACCTTCTAAAGTAAAAGTAGTTGGTGAAGAAGTAAAAGATAATTATAATGATGATTTACCATATGATAGTTATTTCAAATTTATTGAATCTGATGATTCTGGAATAGCTATGTTACATGGACTTCCTGGAACAGGTAAATCTTACTTCTTGAGATATTTAATAAATAAATATTCAAATACAAAGTTTATTAAGATTGATAAAGAAGTATTTGATAATGTTGATTCCGAAACATTTTCTGAATTTTTAGATAGATTTGATAAAGCAGTTTATATCATTGAAGATTCAGAAACAATAATTCGTTCAAGAGAAAACGGAATAAATGATTATATGCCTACGATTCTTAATCTTACAGATGGATTAGAATCAGACGAAAAAACTGTTAAATTTATATTTACTTATAACACAAGTGATGTAAATGTTGACGAAGCATTAAAGCGTAAAGGAAGAACTAAGATAACATATGAATTTAAGGAATTAGAATTAGACAAAGTTGCTAACTTGTTTAAGAAGTTTGGAATAACTGATAAACCTAATAAGAAAATGCGCCTTTGTGATATTTATCATTATAAAGATGCAAATGGTAATGAAAAGAAATATACTAAAATAGGATTTTAATTATGACAACATCTTTAGTAATTTTATTCTTTATAGCATTACTTGCAATTCTATTTCCGTGTTTTATATTAGATTGTATATTAGAAATTATAATATTAATTTTTATAACTCCAGTTATAATTTACAATCTTATTTTTTCTACAGGAGAACGAATTTATGATAAGATTTTCAAAAACAAACGAAATAAGTGAATTATCTTTAATTCAATCTTCTGCTCCAGAATCTTATAAAAAGATTCTGGAAAATTTAGATACTCCTCCTTTAATAGGAATAATTAATGTTAAATTTTTAAACTTTTGATATGTATATAGCTAGTGGAACCTATAATTGGGCTGATGAAATGGATATTCCTTATATAATTATACTCACTGATGTCCAATATAAAAATTATCTTAAATTTAGAGAAAAATTTCCAGATTTTGTAGTAATTCATGTTTGTTGTGGAACTAACGAAATTGCTGATGTAGAAGTAAATGATTTTGACTTTCAAGAAATTTGTACTGAATATCTTAAAGTAATTAGAAAATATATTCCTATTTGGAAATTAAGACTCGATTTATTTGAAAAAGTAGAAGAATATGTAGAAGAAGAATTTGAAGATTCTGAAATTCTTTTACCTGCTACATTATTCAATTTACCAGAAGATTTATTTACTAAATATCTAAATTTAATCATAGAATACGATAAAGATAGACGTGATTTAATAATTGACGATTACGGAAAAAAATAACGCACAAAGGGCGACTTGATTGGATAAACTCCAGTCAGGTCGCCCTTATTTTTTTACTCTTGTGAATTAACTTTAAGTGTATGGAAAACAGGTTTAAATTGAGTAAATAAAGCATTACTTCTACCTATTCCTGTCCAAATATTTTGATCTCCAAATACTGTATCCCAAACATTGGTTGCTTGATTACCGAAATATTCAAAAGCAAATGGTGTCCAATTTATAGCAGGATCTCCAATTGAATTAATAAAGTTAAAGTCTAAGATTGAGTTTCTAACTGATTTTATAGCAATATTCATTGCAGATAATTTCAGTGCATCACCCATATCTGTTTCACTTGAATTTTTCTTTTCATCATCATAAGCACTTCCAAGAATCATTGCTAATATATTACCAACAATTAAGAACATTATTAAATCATATCCTAATTGTGTCATATTAGAACGATAAGCATTTCGTAAGTTAGCATCTTCATTATACCATAATTCTTGCCAAGCGTTATTCCAACCATTATAATATATATTACTAGCGAAAGTATTCATTGTTGAAACAATTCCTTCTTTCCAATTTCCTTCCCAACGAACTACTTTTTCTACAGAAGCGTTTTCATCACCTTCTTTCACAGGAGGTTCATTAAATAATATATTTCCATCCTTATCTTTTTGATAATAGTATTGAATTGTGTTTCCATTTTCATCTTTTTCAGTATATGGAACCCAACGTCCTTCAAGTTTTACACTACCATGAGCAAGATATTGATTCTTTTTACCAGACCAGAATGTCTTAAACTGCATGAATAATGAACCCCAAAGTGTAGATTGAATCATAGATTTCTTTTCATGTGAATAGTAACCATAAATTGTATCACTAAGTGATTTCATTGATTCTGCTTCTAAGTTAGTATAAGCACGTGGAAGTTTAGTTTTCTTTGATAAATCAAGTTTAAACTTAGTTCCATCTGGATTCATAGCATTTTCTTTTTCAAATTGTCTTGCATTAGCAATATAAACCATTTTAGCTTTTTCATATTCTTGAGGATTAGATCTATCATCATCAAAAAATGCTTTGTATCTCTTATCTTTTGCACAGTCATATTCAATTGTTCCATCTGATTTAATTGTGTGAGCTTCATAAGCACCTTCATTAATCATTTTAGCAACGAATATTGTCATTCTATTATAATAGTCTGGACGTGAGGCAAATTTAAATAAGAAATTATTGAAATTAAATATTCCATTTTGGTCAGTCTTTATTTTATCAATATATGTATTCATATCCATATCATTGATACCATAAAGTCTGTTAAATTGCTCAATTAAAGTTGGCTTATCAGTATAAGCTTGTGGATTACATAGTTCTTTGTAAACTATTTTTGCAGCTGATAACATATTATTTAATGTAAATGCGTCAGTTCCATCTGGTTTACGAATAATTAAAGAAATGTCATTCCAAATACCTTGTATACTCTGATAGAAGAATTGAACAGGAGAGAAACCAAGAGCAAGTTTAGAAGCTGCTGCTTTAAGTTTATTTGCTATTTCATTAGCAGCTCTATATTGTTCTGGAATAATTGATTCATTTTTAATTTTACTCTTAATATATTTTTCAAGATAATCAATATCATTTTTAAATCCACCTTCAACATTTTGATTAAAACCTTGAACAGTAAGATTTATCATAGAAGCCTTAATCATTGGGAATACTTCATCAATTCTTTGTTTCATTTGATAAGCAAAAGTATGCTTTAAGAAAAGTGTTTCCAAATTAAGTTCATAACGACCTCTTGCTAATATTTTTTCTCTTGAAATTCCTTCTCCATAATCAAATCCATTTACCATTGTAAATAGATTTTCTACATTCTTTTTAGATTCATTATATGTTCTTTGAACTTCATCACTAAATACACCTTCTAATTTAGCTTTAGCTCTTTCATAAGCTACTTTAGGAATCCATCCTTTCATTTTATCTTTAAAAGCAGCAAGTAATCCGTCTTTAGCAGCAATTACAGATGTATCTCCCTCACAAAGTGGTATTCTAAAGTATTTATCTGGATCTCTATCAGGATCGTATCCACGATTTCCATTAATAATAGGAAGTACATACTTTAAAAATTCTCTTTCAGCATCATTTAATAAAGCATTTGAATCATATGGATTTTTAAAATATACATCGTTATTTTTAAATTCATACATATTTTTGTATAAAGATGCTTGATTTCCTACTGTATTTTCTTGTAACCATCCGAAATTCTTAGATTTCTTTAACTTTTCAGTTAATTCGCGCATTTTAGCAGCGGGTTCTTGTATATCAGCACGTACGTTTTGGTAAGCCTCTGTTACAAGTTTAGTAGATAAGTTAAGAGTATCAGATTTTAAGTTACCAGGGTTATCAAGCATATTACCACTAAGTCCAAATTTGTGAACCATTAAAGTTTCACACCATGCAGCATGGTCATGTAATTGTTGTCTAAAGTTTATACCTTTAAGTTCAGCTAAAGCAAGTGAACACATATTATATAATGCTATATGATCTCTTGCTAATTGGTCTTGGTTTACAGTATAGTTCTTTAATGCTCCTTCTTTATCAGTAGTTTCAAGTTGTTTCATAAGCTTTTGAATAGCATCTATTTTATCATCAATAGAAGTATCACTTTCAACTGCTGTATCAAGCATATTTTTACAAGTCTTAAAGTCTCTATATTTTGGATATGGATCTTCTTCATCCTTTGTCATAATATCAGAAAGTTTAGTTCTTGCAAGTTGAACTTTAGCACCCATTTTAATTTTACCATTTCTAAAGTTATTTCCAACTTTAATTTTAACATTACTTACTTGTTCAATTTCATTAAATGTATCAAGTAATTCTTTATTAGATGCTGCTTGAATACCTTCACCTAGCATAGGGTCTGCTACTAATATTTCTCCAATATAAGCTTGATCTCTTTGAATAAGAGTATCAAGTTGATTAATTGCAAGCATAGTTTCCATTAACTCAATGTTACCATAAGTTGCTTGCATCATCATAGAGTCTGGGTTAGATTGGAAATATAAGTCAGATTTAAAAGCTCCTCCTAATGTAGTGTGTTTATCACTACCAAAATTATATTGTCTTTTTAAATTTTGAGAAGAAATTTTAATAAAATTATATTGTCTATTCTTTGCATTGAATAGTGTAACAATACCAAGTGCTTCTAAAGGTTTAAATTGTTCTCCTGTACAAACTTCCCAGTTTTTATTACAATAAGGAGCAACCATTCTTGCAAACCATGCTTGTCCACCTTTATCAGCAAATTCAACTCCTTCTGGAGATCCGTGTGCAATAGCAGTTTTAATACGTTCTTTAATTGTAGCTGTAAATCTTTCACGGAATTTAGGTCTATCTTGTAACCATTTAAGAACTTTTTTAACAAGTTCATCTTCTGCATTTGGTTCAGAAGCATCAACAGTTATTGGTTTACTTGTAGAACCTTTTGGTTTAAATACGAGTTTACCTGTTTCATCAGGTTCAAAAGCATTATTATCTTCACAGATTTTCTTAGCATCCTCATATTCATATGTTTTATATTGTGCATATCCAGGAAACCATGTACCAATAGTATCTTGAATATTACTTAAAAAGTCTTCTGTTGATAAATTAAGTTGATATTGATAATCAACAATTTGTGCAAGTTTTTCTTGTGTATTTTGATTGTTTACTTCAACACTTATATCTTTAATTATTCCAGATGGACTAACTTGGAATCCTGTATAAGTATATTTATCATCAAAATATTGAAAGTCAGCAATTTGAATTGGAATAATATTAAATGATGTATCAGTAATTCTTAATCCAGCTTTAGCTAATAAGTTACCATAAGTACCAATTTGGTATCTATATGCTAATTTTTTAGAGTCGTTAAATTCTTCATATGGATGAACAGATGTTTTATAATCGACAATGTGTGGAAATCCTTCTCCATCAATAACAAGTAAGTCAATAATACCCATTAAAGTATCAATTCCTTTTTCATTAGGATTTACAACTTTACCTGTTATTTTAAATTCTGGAAAAAATATAGGAGTACCTTTACTACCAAATTTATCCATAACAGATTGTTCAATTTTAGTACATTGTTGAAGAGCTTGTGTCAATTGAGAGTCATCCATTAAATCTGTAAATTTAACAGTATCTCCTTTTTTATTTTTATATGTAAGTTTAGATAATTCAGATTTCATTACATCTAAAAATGAAGGATCTGTTTTTAATATATCCTTATAATAAATGTAGTTTCCATCTGCATCTAATTTATCAGTACCTCCTTCTTGAACTCTTGTAAAATATAATTCAAGTACAGAGTGCATAGCATCACCAAATAATGCTTGATGATCCCATTTTGTTTTTATAGTATCTTTTAAAAATTCTTGTTGTGCTAAAGTATAACATTTAGGCATATTATTTACATCCCAGCCTAAAACTTCTGAAAATACTTTCTTTTCATCGTCAGTATAATTTCCTTCAGCCCAATCACCGAAACGACCTTTCCAATAGTTATCTTCTCTAAATTCTGGGAATAGAAGTCTTCCATCTAATTCAAATCCAGATAAGAAACTATTTACACCTTGATATGGTGCTCTAAATTCATAAGAATCTCGTTCATCAGAAAGTATTCTATGATTTCGAGCATAATCATATTCAGCTTCTAATCTTGTAGCTTCGTCTGTTACCTTTTTTAAAGTATCTAAAGCTACTGCTTGATGAGTTGATATTTGGAATACAATATCACCCAGTTCTTTTCTTAAATAATTTTTTGCTAATAAAAAATCATCTAATTCAATTTCAGAATTAAATTGATGTCCGTCTAATAAATATACACAACTCATGAGCAAAATTCTTCTAGTCTATGTTCTCTCATTAATGCTGCTTTAGTATTCATTTCAATACGATGTAAAGTATTATCATCAAGAGAACCTTTAAAATTATTAGTAAGTATTGAAGATTTAACTTTTTTAGCTAGATCTCTAAGTGTCATATTTCCTAATTCTGTTTTATTAACATTATTAACACTAAATTGTCCCATAAGAACAGAATCAAAAACACGAGTTAAATCATAAAATAAATTATATTTTGTAGATTCATCTAAATCATCAAATTTAGAAGGAAATCCGGTTAAATATTTAGAAAATTCTTCAACTAATATCTCTTCATTAATATCGTTTCTTGTTCTATCTGCAAACTACTTTATCATAAGTGGATAATCTTCAAAATTATTTACTTGTGATAATAAAGATTGATATAACTTTGGATTAGTAAATCTAATTGAACCAAGAAATAAATGCATCATTTCATGTAAAGGTGCATCTATATCAGCAACCTCTGTATTGATATAAATATTACCATTATATACAAATGCAGATGTATGTTTTGCGTCTGGTACTTTATCTTTCCATTCTTCAGACATAAGTTCAGATGTACTAATTGGAATTATTCCAACCCCGTATAATCTTGCTAATTTATTAATAGTTTGATTTAATAAAACTGTACTATTTACATTTTTATCAAATTCTACTATGTCTTTATACTCATTATAAAATCTAGAAGGTCTATGTTCTATTTCAACATGAGCTGTTGTTTTTAAAGGAATAAGAGTCACTTCTAAATCTCTATAATCGTTGTTAAGTACAACATTCGCCTCTTCTATAGATTTTGTTCCTGTAGCTCTTAAAATTTGATCGATATTTGCAGAAGTATCAGTCATTTCAAGAGATTCTTTAAGGTCTGGTTCTGAATTACTTTCGGCTAATTCATCAACATAAGGAAATCTATCATATTTATCTAAGAAAGGTCTACATTGTGCTAATAATTCAAAATCAGAGAGTCCAGACTTCTTTTTCAAAGTCTGGTACTCTACTGAATTAATATTTATACATGATGCCATATTTAGTTACATTCACCTTTTTCTTGGCTAATTGCTTGATTTAAATATTTTTCATAAAGATCTAAATTATAATCTTCTTTCATATCTACTGTATGCTTAGGCATTGTTTTTAATTTTGGATATTTGCTTATTAAGTCATTAAATCCTTTAATATTAAATACATTACCTTGTTTATCAAAAGTTATATCTGTAAATGTACCATCTTCTAATTTCATTTTATAAGTAACCAATGTAATTCCATTTTTAATTTCATCATAACTCATAAAATAATTATTGATGTCTTTATTTCGTAAATCGTCGTTTTCTTGTTTTACATATTCATTTTTAGCATTGTTATCACTTAAAACACGATGATAAGCAGCATCCGAATCCATTCCATCAAAATCCATATAATATTGTATGTCATCACGGAATTTAGCTTTTGTTGCTTTTACCCAAATTTCTGTAATCATTAATTCTGGATCGTGAGCATAAATTTTATCAGCCGTAGCTTCATATGGACTTTGGTTTCTTAAAATGTAAGGATATAACTTATCTTCTTCAAATGGAATTTCTTCATTAAAACTAGATTCGTATTTATGAAATTCAGAAAGACTTAAACCATCTTTATCATGGAAATTCTCAAATATTGGCATTAAAGATTGTTGTCCTTGTTTACCATAGTGAGCAATTAATCCATAATAATAGAATAAATCTATAAGTGGAATTTCTTTATCACCTAATAGATAAGTAGCTGTAGATAACTTATTAAACTCAGATTTATACATATTAAAGATGTTTCTTTCTTCATCAGTAGAAGGAAGCATATTAATAGGAAGAGTATAATAAATTATAGGATTGTGTGTAATTGTATTAGTTAATAATGCTGTTGATAAATCTTTAATAAACTTATTATTTTTAATACGAGAGGAGGTTCTTTCCTTACTTCCCATATTTCCTTCACTTTGTAGTTTAGGAATAATTTCATTTTCCATTAAATATTTAAATGCAGCATCACCCTCTGTTGTTCCTAATCTTATTACACCTCCATCTTTTGATACTTTCTTTCCTAAAATAGTAGGAATTCCCTTAGGAATTTCTAATACAAATCTATCAGGATTATCAAGCATCCAAGACTTTCTTATGTAATCAGAATAGTAATTACTTAATCCTTTAAACAGATAACGCTTATCTTTACTTGAAGTTATACCTAATGAAGCGATTAATTCTGAACCTTTCTTATAAGTTTCTTCAAATCTCTTATTAGTATTTCTACAAGTTTCAAAAGCAACTGCTAATGATTGTAAATATCCATCAAAATGAGGTACAGAGCCAACAGCATCTAAAATATTAATAGTATGCTTTACTCTATCGTAAGCTTCAATTTGTTCTTCTCTATAATCCTTATCAAAACAGAATCTAACAATATCTATTTTATCTGGTTTTGGAGATTTAATTTCTGGATATTTAAAATCTTCTATATTTCCACGAACAGCTTTATTTAATTCTTTTCTATAATATTTTCTATCTATAACTTGTTGTCTATCTTTAACAAGATCGGCAATTCCCATAACTTTTTGAAGAACCTCTTCTGATTTTGTTACAAGACCTTTATTAAGTCCGTATAATTGACCTAAGATCTTCATTTCAGAAGCACCCTCATATAAAGTTTTTAGAGATTCGTAAATTTTATAGTTTTCGCTATTTGTATCTTTAATAAGATCTACTTGTCTTACATACTCTTTTAAAACTTCAATTAATTGATTGTAACGTTGTAAATCTTCAGTAGCAACTTTTTCATTAATTTTCTTTTTAGTTAAAGAAATATAACTAAAACTATTTTTTAAATCATCAAGATGTTTTAATTTAGTTTCTAAATCTACATTACTCCAAGCAAACTTAGTCATTATAAGTGAAGGAGACAACTTTTTCTCAAGTAATTTGTACTCTTTAGCGTCAAATAATCTTCTTGATAGAACTTTAACGTAACTTTCACAAGGTTCATTATTAATAAATATGTTTTCATCATATTTAGCAATTAAGTCTTTTGGACCTGTTTCTAAATAATCAAAAACTTTATCTATTGAGAATACACCTTTAGTATTAGTAAATACATTACTCTTAGTAAGATCGTTTAAAAGTAAACCAATATCAGAAGTCATTAATTTTACTATTGAATTAATATCCATTCCGATAGAAGTTCCATAAACGTACATACCTAAAGTTTTAATACCAGCATTTAATTTACTTAACTGTAACTCTTTAGCGTTATCAGTTGCAAGTGAAAGTAAAGCTGAAAGGATAAGAGCTGCATCAGTATCATTATCAATTTTTGCTAATTCTGTTTCACTAAATCCAGCTTGTAACATTGGATTTAAATTAGACCAATACTCAAAATGCTTATAGCCTAATCCAGGTATATACATTGTAACAGGATTATATTTACCTCTAGAGTCATAGAATCCTAATTTTAAACGTTGTTTTTGTTTATCAGTACCATAATTTATAATATAGTTTTGATAAGTAGTTGTTCCGAAATAACTTTTCATACCTACTGCACAAATACTAATACCATCTTTACCAACTTGGTTATCTTCAATAGATTCTGCCTTGTTAACAAAGTTACCAGGTGTACGTTCATCAATAAGTTTACTTACTTTGAAGTTTTTAGTTAAACTCTTAATAGGACCAGTCATAGCATCTACTGAACTACCTGCTTGAATAAGGTTAGCAGGAGTATCAATAATTTTATACATATCGTACATTGATTGGTTTTTACCAATAGCTAACAATGTAGATTGTGATAGTCCGTTAAGATATTCATTATGTAAGTTTACTATATCAGCAATAGCTTGATCAAGTCTAAAACCATCTGTAGTAGTTACAGGATTATCTAAAACTAAACCTTGTGCTATATTTTTATTATCTTGTTCACTAAGTTCATATAATCCATTTTGGTTTACATACTTTATAAACTCAGCAAGAAGTTTTAAATTAGTAGGTTCTTTTAATATAAGATGGATTTTTTTTCCATTTCTTACATCAAATAATGCTCCAAATTTTGCAAATATTTCACGATATTGTGCTTTCGCTTTACTATCATGTACTTTAACAACTTCTGGATCAGCAGAATCACGTTTTATCATTTCAACAGGTTTACCTATAGGGAAAGGTAAGCTCATTGAATCGTTCATGTTTTGCATATTCGTAATATCTGCATAAGGAGACCATAACTTTAATCGACCACTGTTATCTATATCATAAGCTGCTATAGATACAGCATCAATATCCGTTTACCATATATCTTTCAATATATGACTGACTATATCTTCATATAATTAATTTCCAATTATATGTCTCGCGCTTCGAAAGTTATCAGTTTTCTGATAAGCAATAAATTCTTCTTTTGTAAAATTATCTCTAATTTTATATAATAAAGATGGAACTTGTTCTATATATGGTTTAATTATATTTACGAAATTTGTACAATCTTGTTCAGATGATGTTGCTAAAGAATATGTATTTTTTCCTTCTTTAAAAGGTCTAAAATTAATATTCCAAATTTCTTTAAAATATGCAATCATCATATTAATTGTTTCTTCATCTACACAAGTAGCAATTTTACAAGTATGTTGTATAGAACTACGTTGAATAGAAGTATTAACATTAATACATCCATCATCCATGTACCATATAGCTAATCCTAATGGGTTTAACCAATTTAATAAATTTCTAGTAAAAGTTTTCTTTGGTTTATAAACACTTCTTCTTAATGCTTTAATTGTAGGATTTGTTTTTATTCTAACATATAAAACTTTATTTCCTAAATTATATCCACATTTAGATATATATTCTTTTAAACCACCGTGTTCAAACCCATATTTTTCTAATAATTTAATTTTCCATTCTAAAAATTCTCTTTGAGATTCTGAATGCGATAATTTATAATCTGGATGATTTGTAATTGTTCCATCTCCAATTAACATTGAAATTAATAGAGATTTTTGTTCTTTAGTAAGTTTTCTTTTAATTTTTCTTGCCATTTCATTTAAATTTTAACATTAAACTTAAATGAAAGCTCTCTACTCCCTTTCGGGATAGTCGATGAACTTTCATCCTTATACAAAATAAAAATATAAAATTTTGCATCAATTTACAAGTCCTATATTTAATTTTTGCATCTAGGATGCTTAGCTGCGGATTGTCCAATTCTTTTCTTTTTTACTATACCTTTATTAGTTAAATAAAGCCTTTATGTATATTTCTATCATAAATTAGTAGAAAAGACTCTAAGGAGTTTCCCGTCAGTTCACGAGATTTAACGACTACAACGATTTATGAATTAATTCAAAGGTTCGTATGTCAATTTCGGACTGAAATTCAATAGTCAGAACCTTGTAACCAAATCTGAGCTGTAGAAACAAAAGCTGTATTGATGTTTGGATTATCAAATGCTACAATCTTCATAGGCATGAAAGATTGCATTGATTGAGAAGGTGTACGAGAAGCAACAACCTCAAGAGACTTTAAGAAAGATGTATGCATTTCTGCACCAATCTTATTGAAATATTTTGCTAAAGGATGATCGGAATAAACATCTATTCCATGACGCTCTTCTAATAAAGCGTTCATTTTTCTCATTTCTTCTAAATTAGCTTCAGAAGCTTCTGCTTCATCCACTCCTCTATCAAAAGCATCAACATTATTTTCAGTTAAAAACTTATAGAATTTCTTTGCTGATTTGTTTTTACTATTTTCAAACATTGCTACTGTAGTTTCATCAAATTCATTTTCTGAAATCTTAGCAGTAATGTAATTAAGATGGTCTATATAGAATTGTTCGTTTTTAGTAACGATTATTTCATTACCAGCATTATCAACATAGATTTTATCTTCATCACTAGATAGTTCATAAATATGATTTCCATCTAAGTCAGTACGATAAAGTTTTCCGTTTTCTTGTATTTTATTTATTTCAATTTTACGGAGTCCGTGTTGTTGTAAAAGTGGCTCTGAACTAGTTATATAATAATGATTTAATTTTCCGGTATATTTATTTTTACTACCATTTAATAAAGCAAAAGTATATAAATCATCACTGATTGTTGGAGCAACATCCTTAATTAACTTTTTAGTAAAGAAATTAGGATCATTCTTTATATCATCAAGAGAATCGTAAGTATCTAAATTAAATTCATCAATAAAGATTTTAGGAAGAATTAATTCGTAAGGTTCAGTTTGAATAGAAGTTTTATTTACTATTACTGAATGACCATCAATAAGAACTGAATATTCTTCGCCTTCCTCTTTCTTAACAAATTCTTCAGTTTGAGGAGATAAAACAAGTGTATCTTTTCTTACAACTCTTCTTAATAAAGTTTCTAATTGTTTTTTATTTAATGAAGTAGTATCTGTTCCACCAAATAAATAAGCATATTTAACTTTAAAAGCAAGTAATCCTACATCAGGAGTATCTTTTAATTCAAATAATGCTTGAATTGAATCTAAATCCCATAATGTAAAATCAGATTCAATATCACTTCCAGAATTTGCAATTTTTCCTGTAAAGTGAACATCGTAGTTTGCTAATTCTCTACCTTTAGTAATGTCTTCAACAATAGAAATATGTTGTCCGTTTACAATTTCATTCTTAAGTTTCTTATATACATAAGGGTCTGTTATTTTAATAGATTCTTCAGATCCGTCTATAAAATAACTTCTTCCTATTTTAAGATTTTTAAGAGTAACTGTACGAGCACTCATTCCATTTACATCTCTTGTTTCAAGAACTTGAGGTGCAAAACTATCTTGTAAAGATTGAAGATATTCTTGAGGAGTTTTTCCTTGTTCTTCTGCACGTTTTCTAATTTCTTCGAATTTAACAGTTCTAAATCCTCCATTTCCATTTGGAACTTGATAAAGTTGCATAATGTTATAAGATGGAGTTAATACTGATAAAATTCCAGGTATTTTCATTTTAATACCAGAATTAGTAAGGAATACAGAAATTGTAGAAATAAATTTAGCATAAACAGCAGGATTATCACGAGGAAGTTTATCAAGATAATCTTGTTCTGTTAAAGTTCTACCTTTTTTAACTTCTTCAATTAATTCTTGAGCAAATACTGATAGTAAATCACTTTCACTCATTGTTTGTTTAGATAAAGCTTTAACTACAACATTTACAGCTGCTTCAACTACTATTCTTTGACGATCTTTTGGTTCAAGATTTTTATTTCCGAATACTTCTTTAATAGGATTAAGCAAATCTGCTGTTCCTACATCAGTAAGTGTTCTAAGAGCTTTGAACATTTCCATAGAATCATCAAGAGAGAATCCTCTGTGAGCACAAGCATTAACTACCTGTGTCATAAGAGAAAGTTCTGAACCGTCAGCGTGGTGCTCTTTATCAAGCTGAATACCTGCTTGATACATATGAATTTTCATAAAGTTTAAAGGTTCATCATCATAATATAAATTCTTTGTATTTATATTAGCAGCACCTTGTTTTACTGCACCAGCAGTAGGCATATAATGTATATCAGAATGTTTTAAAGGTTGATATACATCGTCTTGTGTTCTTGCATTTTCAATTTCCTCTTGTGATAGAGGTGTTCCATCTGCTTTTGTCCAGATAGAATTCATTGCTGCAACAACAGATTTTATAGAGTTTTCAGATGGAATAAACTTAGCTCCTTTTTGTTCATATGAATCTAAACCTCCGAATAATTGCCATAAAGTATAGTTAGAATTAACTAAGAATCCTTTACCTCTTTCATTTTCATTAGTTATAAATAAATCAGTAATATCATCACCATTTTCTGATTCATATGTATAAAGTTTTCCATCAGCGTCTATATTAACAGGAGTTCCTTCAATTCTATATCTATTAGGTTCTTCTGTTGGAATTATGTTATTAACACTATAGAAAGTTCCATTCTTTTTAACAATATATGGAAGTGTAAATGTGTCTCTTGTACTATATTTCTTAGTAATATCAAGAACTATAGGATTTCCATTTACATCAAACCAAGTTTGTTGTGTCATTTTCCACATCATCTTTTCTAAGAATGGAGAGTTACGCATCCAATCATTAGTAAGACCGAAACCAGCAGTTTTAATGATACCACCACTACCTGTTGATTCATCATAGAAGTGAACGAATTGTTTCTTACTAATACCTGCTTTTGCAGCACCAAGAGATTCATTTTCAAGATAAACAATAAATGGATTTACAAAAGTAGCACCATCAAATGGTTTAACACCATCGTCAATATCACCACTTACATTATATTGAATATCTTTAACATCATCAATAACAGCGATATTATAATCAGAAGGAATTCCATTTAATAAACCTAATGCAAATTCTTGCATGGCAGCAGTCATAGATACATTACGTTTATGTTGAGCTTGGAAACGTCCAGCTTCCTCATGCTCTACATTACCATCATCCTTTTTAACAGGGTGATTACACAATGTACCAACTGTTAAGTCCATCCACTCTTGAGAAATTAAATAATCTAAATAATTATATTTATCAATAAGTGGATTTAATTCAAATTTATAAGCATCAGAATCTAAGAAATCTATAACATCAGGAATAACTTGTGGATCATATAGTAAATCCGCATTAGTAAGTCTATCCATTAAATCGTTATATATGTCTAAGATTTCATTATCAATGTGGTCACGTCTACCTCTTAATGCTTCAAGTAAATTATTTTTAACTGGAATTAAATCTGATTTATTTAATATTCTATGTGGAACTCCATTTATAGTTACATATCCAAGAACCATTTCACCTAAAGTATTATCTACCCAACGAGGATCATGAGATGATTTAGCTGAATTAGTAAAATAATCTTTAATATAAAGTGATTCTGGTGAATTATCAGTTAAATCTACTTTAAAATCGCATCTTAATAAAGAACCAATAACGTCAGCTTTCTTATGTTTAAAGAAATCAGATGAAAGTTCTGGAATATTAAATCTTTTTTGGTATTCAAGTAATACTTTATTAGGTTTAATACTTCCATCTTTATTAGTAATAAAGTGCATCTGATCAGTTATTGATATAGGTGCGTGTGGATGTTGTAGATTATAATCTTTAATGAAAGCATTTAAAGCACGAGCAGAATCATATAAAGGTTTTCCATTTTTATACATTATATTTCCTTCTAAATCTCTTCTTATATGTCTTTCATTAAATTTATCAAAAGATATTTGTGTATATTCAAGACTTTCTGATTTTGTTGATAATATAGTATTTAAATCTTTATTTATTTTATTTACTACATTATCGTAGAATTTTTTAAATTCTGTATTTATAAATCCTTCAAGTTCTCCAGCAGTTAAATCTTTAAGAGCTTTAGTTTGCCCAGCGATTATAACTTCTTTATTTCCATCTATTACTAAACGTCCGACAGTGTTTTTATCAGAGTTTACAGAAGGAAGAATTGCAAATACACCATCACCTACTATTGAACTAAATGATTTTCTTGGAATTAATCCAGAGATATAATCTTGTAAGAACATAGCAGATGTAAACTCATTTACATTAAATTTAGTATGATCTTGTACTTGATTTAAATCATAAAATTCACGAGCAGTATAAATTCCTTTAATTACACCATTTTGTAAAAGGAACATATTTCTAGATGCTGAATTTTGTGTTTTATTTTGTAATTCAAATTGAGATTGTACTGAACCTAAAAGACGACTTAAAGATTGTTGTGATTGAGAGTTACCAGAACCACTCTTAATTTGAGAAGATGATAATAAACCTTGTTCAATAGAAACAGCCTTAGCAATCATTTCTAAAGTATTAATATCTTTTTTAGGGATTATATCAATTTCACCTATATTAACATCAATCTTAGGAGAATTTTCTTGTCCAAGTTGAGCATTTAAACAATCTTGCATTTTAGTTTTTGTATCAATACCTTTAAGAATATCATTAGAAATAAAGATATTAAGTAATGTACGTCCAGCTAAATTTACTAAAGATTTAAAATTAGTATTTACTTCTGAATCACTATTAGACATATATCTAATAGTATCACGATTAATATTTAATCCTAATACATTATTAATTCCGTTAAGTAATTCAATTCCGTCTGTAGTATTAATATTAATTTCTTCAATTTCAGAGTCTTGTTTATCACCTCTTTTATAGTATTTTATTTCTCCGTCTTTAGCTACAATAAGATAAATATCAGAATTAGGAAATTCTATTTTTAAACTCTTAAAATCTTCAGATTTATCAGTTTTATTAAAAGTTCCTTTTAAACTAATTCCTCTAACATTTCCAGAATGATTTTCTCCAGAGATATAAACTCCAGGAAGTTTACTACTATTTTTAGTTTTAATTGTTTGTCTAATATTTCGTAAGATTCCATCCATACGAGTATTTAACATATTTCTTACTTGAATTTGACCGTTTTGTCCACGATAATACTGTAAGAAATTAATTCTAAAAATAGAGTCAGCTACTTGTGATAATTCTTCATATATATAACTCTTAGGATCTCTACTTGAAATAGCATTTACAGAATTAACTCCTGTATTACCTGTAAGTCCCATATGAATTGAATATATGATATTCTTATCAGAGTCTTTTAAATTATTTAATATACCTGTATCTTTAATATAATCATATAGAACAGGGTGAGATAATACTTCGAAAACAGCTGATAAATATCTTTGAGGATTTTTTCTAATTCTATTTATAACTTGTGTAAAAGTTAAACCTTGCACAGCGTTCCATGTTAAAGGAGAAAGTATTTCATCAAGACCTTTTCTATCTATTT